ATTCGCCGCTATCACTATCAAACTGACGAGTAATTTCTGGCCAAAACGTTTTAGTATGAAGTTTCTGACTAAGTATCTGATTATCATTATTGCTGGTTATGACCGATAATTGATTTTCATTAATATATCGTTGTACTGGACCAACTGTTCTGTTAAGATGATCAGCAATTTGTTGCAGGGAGGATGAGGTGTAATTATCTCTTATGTATTTTTCTTCATCAAGGCTCAGTTGTCCTCTTTTTCGGGGAGCATTGTTTTCCAATTGTTGTCCTCCATTAGTTTAGTGATATGATTTTGAAGTTTTTTAAGATCACTCTTATTTATTTTGAGACCATGCTTGAGCTTTAAATAAATTTCTCTGTATTCTGTCTGAATATGAGAGTCTAAGAATTTAATTAGTTCCTTATTTTCTAATAGGGGCTCAATAGTTGTTGACGGCGAAAATGATGTGTTACTCTCAATGTATCCTGGCTGAATAATATTCTTTTTGGCCTCATTCCTTTTTGCCCATGCTGCGTATAATTCACAGTCATTTTTATTGGAAAATTTTTCACATTGATTAATGCTAACTTTGCAACCTTTGTCGAAGAAAGGACAAGAGTGACAGGGTTTGTCGGGTCTTTGATAGTTATTTCTTTTATAATTAAATAGTCGATTACGAACATGGGTCCACAGGAAGTTTTCTAATGGTCTTTTTTTGTCATAATTTTTAAGACCTTCCAATGCAAAAATAGCAGCTTGTTGCTTCATATCATCTACGCTATGGTAGGCGAATCTGAATTTATGGGCTAATCTTTTGCTAATATTTTCTAATACTAATAGAAATTCTTCTGTGCTAACGCCATTTGGTAATTCAGTCGAATTTGTTGTTGTCTTTTTTTTGGTCATGTAATAGTTCTGCTATGCTCTTTCCGTTGTCTAATAATAAATCATTAATAATATCGTCATTAATAGATCCAGAGGCTCTAACGAATAATACGCTATCAGCAACAGTGTCTGGTTCAAAATTGTGATCTATCATATTTTTTTCCTTGCTCTAAACTGATCAAACCTTATTATAGTATGTTTTGGAGCGAGATTGTCAACAAATTAAAAGATAGGAGCGATTTATGGCCAATTATAAAAAGTGGACAAATGCAGAACTAGACTATATTAATAATAATCATACTCTGTTATGTGACGAAGGACTAGCGGCCTCATTGAGCAAGATGACGGGCGAAACTATTAGTACAGCAATGGTACGACGCCAACGAAGAAAGCTATCATTAAAAAAGAGTAGGGGTCGTCCAAAGAAGATTAAGGAAATTAATAGCTCAAAAGATACTACAGCTACTGCTATTAGTTGAAATTTAGCAGATAAATAATTAAAGGGGCGGAACAGCGGTCACGATTAATAACTTTTAGTCGTGGCCGTTGTTGTTTTATGGGGGTTGGCCGTTATAATAAGGTGACATGAAGTCAAGAATACCTTTAGGAGATTTAGTTTATGAAAATGTTTATATTATTAGTTTGTGGTTTGTTGTGTTGTACTGGAAATAGTATTCATGGATGTGAATGGACCAGAGCAAGAAATGTTTATGTTCAGCCAGTTTATGTTCCTGTTCAGCAGTTTCAACCAGCAATATCGTGGTCTTATGTTCACCAGAACGTTATAAGCTATGTTCCAACAGTAGTTTATCAGCCAGTAGTAAATACTCAAGTAATATCTGTTCAGACAGTAATTTATCCGGTTTATCCACTTTATAGTCCTGTTCCGACTTCTCCTTATTTCTATGGATATAATGTTTATAGATACTAGGGGGAATTCGGCTAATATATAGTAAGTAATCTGTATATAAATAAAAGATGGTGCAGGGTAAAGTGTTAATTGGTAGAAACTGGCCAATTGATATGATGACCCGGCCTTTTTTTAGAATCGATGCTTCTGGGCTGGTTATTGATACTTGTATCAGTACAAAGATGATTTATAAAAGATTATTATGAGGAAAATGGCTAATAAACTGGCCAATTACATATGGTGGTCCTTATTGTTTTTAGACCACCCGCGAGGTACGGCGATTTTCTAAGCCCCTTAATATAAAACGAAAAAACCCCCTCTTGCTGTAAAGTGTTGTGGCGTAAGACTTTACGACGAGTGATAGATGCACGGGTTGTGCCAAACTCTTGTGGGATAAGCACTTACGAAACCTTACGATATTTTAAGAAAACTTTTTTGTTGACACTCAAGATAGGTTTGGTATAATGTCGATATGAGAAACATGATGATCTTCAACACGATGACTGAGTTGGTTGGTTTCCTGAGCAGTGCCGATTCTGCTACGCTGGTGAACGTTGCAGCGTTTGGAATGGATCTTCTGGATCTTGCTCGTAGCAACGGAAACGAAATCGAGATTGGTGAGGATGGCGGATTCATCCGAATCGACGAAATGGGTTATGTTGTGGAAGAGTTTGCGATTGACAACGTTTGTGGATGATGCTAGAATAGCAATACAAGAAAGAGAGACAAAGATGATGCTGACTTTTGCCGATTATACGCTGCTTGTTGGATATCTTTCGGTTGCTGCGTTTGCATCGTATGCTACTCACGAAGTATCCGGTGCTATTCGGGCTTATCTAGACGATTGACCTAAAGCCTTATCGCATAAGACTTTGCGACGAGGCACTGCGGCGGCGATTTTCGTAAACTCTTATCCTGTAAGCACTTGCGAACCTTACGACATTGTAAGGAAACTTTTTGCTTGCAACCTAAAGAATATTCTGTATAATGTCGATATAGAAAGAACAGGAGAAAAACGATGTTTGAAGTTGGTGATAACGTGGTGGTTGATGGTGACGGTGTTCGTGGTGTGATCGTGGATTTCTACTACGATGAGGGTAACGTGTGGGTTGTGGAAGTTGACGGACACCCCGGCGTCGAGTTGGAGTGTGCGGATGATGAGTTGACCCCTGCCAATAGCATCCAGCCGTACAATGGTAATGAGCGGCATATCTACTCCTGAGAGGGGTTGACACCGCGAAAAAGATTAGGTATAATCTGAGCATCACACCACTGGAGAAGATAGCAATGGTTGGAACGAAGCGGAGCATGGTTGAGGGTATCGCGGAGAAGGTTGGCGTGACGGGCGATCAGGCTCGTGAGATTGTGCAGGCTACGCTTGATAGCATGATCGAAACTCTCGCTACCACGGGACGTATCGAACTGAGGAACTTCGGCGTGTTCACTGTAAAGGTGACCGCTCCTCGCAAGGCTCGCAATCCGCGAACGGGTGAGAGTGTGATGATCGGTGAACGCAAGGTGGTGCGGTTCAAGGCTGGAAAGGTTATGGTCGAAAGGATCGGCTAAACCTAAACCCTTAGTGCTAAAGACTTTACGTCGAGCCGGGGCGGCCGTGTTTGATGTAAACTCTTGTTGCATAAGCATTTACAGCAATCCTTGAAATGCTGAAAGATTACAGAAAAGGGTATTGACAGGCCGATAATATGTGGTAGGATATGCTTATCACAACCACCAACACCAAGGGCATGACCATGAACGCCATCACCGTGACCACCGCCGCCGGTATCCGCACCCTGAACGCTGAAGCGGTCGCCATATTCACCGAGTGGAAGGAAGGTCGCCGTGATTCGATTTCGACCGATCACCCAATCGTGCGACACTCGCCGTCACCCCTGCCGTGGGCACATCCCGGCACGATGGTCAAGTGCAAGACTTGGGGCGAGTGGAACGATCACCTCGGTCAGCCGCCAAGCCCCGACCACTATTTCGAGGGGGTTTGATACAACCCCTTAAGGCTAAAGACTTTACGTCGAGGCCGACCGCCCGCGTTTTTCGTAAACTCTTATATATCAACAACTTACGAAACTTACGAAGTTTTAAGGAAACTTTTTGCTTGACGCTCAAGCATACCATGGTATAATGTCGATATAAGAAAGAAAGAGAGAAAGACAATGGAAAAAGCAACTCACATCAACGATTTCATTGGTAGCCTTCCTAAGATCGTACAGAAAAAGGTGTGGAAGGTGGTGGATGAGAACGGTGCGGTTGTGCAGTTCGTCGGCTCTACCGATAACCGGAAAATGACTGCACAAAAGTATATCAACGACAAGTATCCTGGCAGGGATTTGATTCTGCTTTTCTCGCACTTCAAAGGCTTGACTACCCTTCGCTAGAGGGGTTGACGCGGTAAAAAAGTTTCTGTAAAATACGTTCATCACTACCACCAAGAGGAAAACGACAATGGCCACCAAGTTCAAAATCATCGAAGATGCCAAGCGTCAGGTTCGGTTGTGCTTTCTCGGCATGGCAACACGGCATCAACCATCACTTGCCGATGGATTGTACGGCCCTATCCACAGTGAAAAGGTTCACAAGTTCAACCGCAAGGCTCTCCGCAAGGGAAGCAAGAGCAAGGCTGAGAAGGTTGACCCCCGCTACAATGGGGGTGAGGATACCATGATCGTACCAGTTGGCAAGCCCGGTTCGCCCGAACGCAAGGCCGCTTTGGCCGAGCAGTATGCCGCGATTCTGGCCTGCGGCGAGGAACTTTCCCCCTTCGGTTGGAGGGGTTGACGCAAAGCGTTACGCTATAAGACTTTATGGCGAACGCGGCCGCCCGCGTTTTTCGTAAAGTGTTGTGGGATAAGCACTTGCGAACCTTACTAGATTTTAAGGGAAAATATTCAAGAGAAGCCTATTGACAGGACGATAATGTATGGTAGAATACTTTCAACACGAAAGGGAAAACATGATTCAGATTGGTGATAAGGTTCAGGTTGGCTCGCGGATCGGTGCTAAGATGGCATGGGGTACGGTAGTTGCTATCCTCCCACCCTGGGGGAATATGGCTAGGATGTATCAGGTGAGATTCGATGTTCCCACGAACCGAGACGGGCGGCGTGCTGAAATCAACGGAGAGGTAGCCATCGCTGATCCCCAGCAGGATGAGTGCTGGGTGGATGAAGGTTTGATATACGGGCCGTTCATCGATCAGAACATTGGATGGGATTGACAACTAAAAAAAATCTGCTATAATCATCTCAACACAAGAGAAAAAAAGATGTTACAGATTGGTGAGAAGGTGTCGGTTCTGTTGCCTTACTGGGTTCAAGTTCACGATAAAGTGGAACCATATGTCATTGCTACGGTCGTGAAGATTTCCGAAAACACCGTCACGGTAGAATATGATGCTCCAGATACTTGGAGTGGTAAGGCAAGCCTAGTCGTTTATGACTTAGGCCGGATTTCCAAGATTTGACAGCCAGAGAAACTATTACAATCATCCTAACATGAAAGGAAAAGTATGACTGTTATACTCGAAAAACTCATCAAAGAAACCGATGTTGCTGAGGGACTTAACAACTATGTTAACAGTTTTGACCCCGAACTATTTGTAACTCAACAGTTTTCAACCCAACCGGGTGCCGATTGTCATGTTGTCGAAATCAGACTTTCAACACTAAAAATGATCGCTGATCGAATACGTTGACTCAAACCCTTGTCGCATAAGACTTTGCGTCAAGGCCGGGCGCCCGCGTTTTTCGTAAACTCTTACGCCACAACACCTTGTGAACCTTACGGTATTGTAAGGAAAAAGATTCACGATCACCCCTTGCATTGGCCGATAATATCTGTATAATCGTGGCATGATGATCGCCACCACCAACGGAGAGCATAAGATGCTGAACAACTTCGACGAAGTGAATGGTATTCTGGCCGACCTTGCCGAACAGGGTATCCTTGAGCCAATGGTCGAGCCGATTGACGATCCAAATCTGGAAATCAACTACTGGGATTGGGCCGAAGTGATCGGCGTGGTTGACGATTTGATTCCACCGGAGTATGCTGTATGAGTCACCCTGATCCTTTGTTCGATCCCGATAACTCTTATGAGGATGATGAGATGAATCCTAACTATGATGACCATGACGATTTCTACGGTGACGATCTCGATGCCGATGAACTGATCGACCAGTGGGATGATGCTGACCATTACGATGACAGCATGGATGGCGATCACGACTCCGCGATGGAATCTGCCGGATGGGGAACGGATGAGGATTACGGTTATTTCGGCGGAGAGGACTACTAGCCCTAAAGCCTTGCCGCATAAGACTTTGCGGAGAGGCGGGCCGCCCCCGTTCGACGTAAACTCTTATCTGCTAATGACTTACAGCAAAAAAGATTTTTTAAAGAAAAACCTATTGACAGGCCGATAATAGAGTGTAGAATACGAGCATCGTCACCAACCCCGAAAGGAACTGATCCATGAGCGGTCACGAAATCCAGTGGACAGAGTTCCAGAACTTGGCAGTGGGCGACACTTTCGTGTTGGCTAACAATCTGCCAAATGAGGAAGACGAATGGCCTCGATTCGTCAAGTTGCGATTCAATAAGAGCCGCAACATGGAAACCGGTGGAGTTCATCACTTCACCGACTTGAGCAGCGTGTGGACTTTCGAGTGATAACAAACCCCTAGAGGATTGACCATGATCCGCTACAACTGGCAAACCCGTATGTATGACTATTACAGGACGTTCTTCGATGGTCGTCCTCCGATGGTCATCTGCTCTTTCTATACCGAGTCGGCTGCTATGGCCTATGTCATGGTGGAAAACATCAAGTGTTGACAGTTGAAGTCTTAGCCTGTATAATGTCGATATAAGAACATCACCCCAAAGGAAAAGAACATGACTCACGCACAAGCAACTAAGATGGTTTTGGGCAAGCGGAATCGTGGCCAGCGTAAGATTGGCAACAACACCTACGCCTACATTCAGGCCGATGGTAGCGTTGCAATCGAACTCCACGGCACTAACGTGGTGGTGATTTATCCGGACGATAGCGTGATGCTGAATAGCGGCGGCTGGCATACCAGCACCACAAAGGATCGAATCAACAAGTATAGCCCGGTGCGAGTGTACCAGAAGAACTACGAATGGTTTCTTAGTGATGGTACTCCGTTTGAGGATCGGATGATCGTGACCCCCGATTGGGTGGTCGCTCCCGTCTGAGCCTAAAGCCTTGCCGCATAAGACTTTGCGGCGAGGCGGGCCGCCCGCGTTTTCCGCAAACTCTTACGCCACAACAACTTACAGCAAAAAAAGATTTTTCAAGAAATCCACTTGACAATGCCGATAATACTTTGTAGAATACGAGCATCATCACCAACCCCCAAGGAGAACGTGCTATGTTTGAAGACTCTTACCTCGACTCTTTCATGGAATCCCACATCGGCGGCTGGACCGGCGACGAGGATTACTGGTACGCCACTGATCGTGACGAGGGTTGCGACCCTTATGACGATTGCGACCCTTGTGACGATTGCGACGATGACGAGGAGTTTTGGGACGAGCAGGACAATAGTGTAGAAAACGCTGACCTGGACTTCGATCAGTCCGACTACTGACCCTAAAGCCTTGCCGCATAACACTTTGCGGCGAGGCGGGGCGGCCCGGATCGACGTAAACTCTTAATGCTCAACACCTTATGACACAAAAACTATTTGTCTAATGGTGAGCCTTGACAAATGCCGATAATAGATGTAGACTTGATGGTATTCAACAACGAGGAGTAGATATGAGAGATGCTGTGCTGGTTCCTGTGCGTCATGACAACGTGAGTTTCAAGTATCATGGTAAGGACTTTGTGGGTGAGGTTCGTCGAGTGTACGACAAACCCAAGGGTCATTTGATGATCGTGAAGATCGAAGAGGGTAAGTATAGGTCGTGCTATCTGGAACAGTGCGAGGGATTGACCATTCACCTGTCTCACCCGATGTAATCGGGTTGCTGACGGTGCTGTAGTCAGCAGAATAGTCGGGACTTGACAGAAAACACTTGGAAAGGTAGAATGGTGCAGATATGGGTGAAATCCTGTTGTGGTTTGTGGGAATGGTCGGGGTTATTGCTCTAGGGTGTTTTATCTCTTGGATTTTGGAGATGGTATATGATTGATGATGGGGTTGTTCACTACTATACTGTGAAGATTTTGCTTCTTTTTCAGGATATGGTTGGTTTTGTTCTGGAGTTTATCTAAAGGAAAGGGCTAGGGATGGCCGATATCTACATAGACTGGAATAGTTTCAGTGTGGGATTTGTTATTGGCCTTGGTTGTGCTTGGTTTGTTTGTGATCTTGTTTTTCCATTAAGGAAGTAAGATGACTATTAAGGATAAGATTGTTCTGGGGGTAGCTTTCGTCTGTGGATGTGTTCTAACCTTTTTTATGGGGTGAATCATGTTTGACGGTATTCCTATGATCGTTGAAGCTTTAAAGAAAATGAACGACTCTAAGACTAAGTGATCTAAAGCCCTGTGGCGTAAGACTTTACGCTGCAAGGCCACGGCCCCGTTTTTCGTAAACTCTTATCTGGTAACGATTTAGGATTTTTTCAAGAAAACCTATTGACAATGTCGATAATAGGTAGTAGAATACGCTTATCACAACATCACCATCACAAGGATTCACAATGGACACCATCGCTCTGACCCTTTCGATCACCAACGCTCTGCTGCTTCTGCGTAACGTCACGCTCCCGGCCGATGTGAGAGATGATGTTTCCACTGCTATCGAGAACGCCTTCAAGGAACGCGGGCTCAACGTCAGCAACACCGGAACTTGGAACGCTAACTACCTGAATCTGACGCTGCGACACGTTCCCAAAGACTGCAAAGTTAGGGCTATAGCCGTGTTCAAGAATACTCTGGGACACGGATTGCGTGAAGCCAAAGATTTGGTCGAGACTGTGCTAGGCAAGGACGGATACTATACCAATGAACACCGATGGAAGGATGGTGTGAATGGAACTCCCACTACTGTCATTGGATCGACGAGGGATATTCTCAAAGCCGTGAAGGAACTGGAGAATCTGGGTTGCGAAGTGATGGTGGATGATTGGGGTTTTAGAGATCCCGATTGATCTAAAGCCTTGATGCGTAAGACTTTACGCCAAGGCCCCGCGGCCGTATTTGACGCAAACTGTTGGACTGCAACAACTTACGATTTTCAAAAAAAATATGCTTGACTTCTCAAGTTTCGTGCTGTAGAATGTCGATATAAGAGAAAAGAGAAAGAGGAAAGAAGATGACTAGCGATTGCTGCAATGCTCGGATTGTTATGGGTGATATTTGCTCACGATGCAAGGAACACTGTGAAGTTGGTTTCTATGGCAGCGATGACGGATATGATGCTGCCCGTGAAGCGTTCAATAATGGTTATGGTCCTCCGGTGACTAGGCGTCAGCGTAGGGAAGAACAGGAAGAGTATGATGAGTTTCGTCGTAGTGGTTGGTAATAACAAGGAGAAAAAGATGGCATCGTGCGTTGTTACTGTTACGGATACATTTGGTGGTGAGGCTAACTATGGTTGGGTGAAGCGTTACGAGTTTACACCTCGGAATCCTGAATCTCAGCGTAGTGTGATTCGACAGGCTAAGGCGTTGGCCAATATGACTGCGGTCAAGGCCGATACCTATGACTATGGTGACGGATACACTGTGAAGCCGCGAGGATACAACCAGATTATCTTCGTAGATTTTGAATGAGCCATAAACCCTTGCTGCATAAGACTTTGCGGCATGGGTGGCCGCCCGCGTTTTTCGCAAACTGTTGTGGCATAAGGACTTGTGGCAAAAAAGATTTCTTCAAGGTTGCCCCTTGACAATGCCGATAATATACTGTAGAATGGGTTCAGTAAGGTTGGTTTCACTACACGAAAGGGTTTCTATGAACGATGTGATTCTGTTTGGTTCGATTGCTACGATTGTTGTTTGCTGCCTCGCTATGTTTGCCGCGTATGGCATCTATGGTGGTGTTCATGGGTCGCTGTCAACGGCAAAGGCCGGAGAGTTCTATAACTTTGAATATCTCCAGCCTAATGCTGGCGACCCTGAGCGTTATCTGGCAAAGGTGCTGAGTGTTCATGTGTTGGATGATAGTGCTATTCGCAGGCTCAATGCTCGCAGTGCATATCGTCGCAATGATAGCAACTTTCAGCGTAGCAATCATCTGGTAACGTGCCAGACTGCGGATGGTAAGATTCGCAACTTCTATGCTGAACGTACCGTGAACTGCCGTAGGCCATTGCTGGCTGGTGCAGCATTCAAGACCGGCTTGGCTAGTCTTCTCTTCTGATTTTCTCGTGGTGGTGAAAAGGGTTCTCGCTCTAAGTTCTTGCAAGCCAAGAGTTTAGGGCGAGGCCCGCCGCCCGCGTTTCTCGTAAACTCTTATACGATAAGGATTTAGAGAAAACTTCAAGAAAGCATTGACAATGCTCGATACTAATGTATACTGGCGACTGCTAACTAACCAGTGGGAACGAAGTATGTGTCCGATTAGCAGCATGAATGTTGAAGCGATTTCTTCACTCAATCTGAAGGGTCGTGGAGGAAAAGAGCAGATGCTCCATGATATTCTCACACGGCATAGCGGATGGAAAAGAGATAGCCATATTCTGTATGACTATTCTAATGATTTGTTGGGATGTTTGGTTGAGTGCAAGAAACAGCAGGACTTGCAGTGGATTGATCCTAGCAAGTATCACAATATCACAGACGAACAAAAGGATATTGTGTTCCTGTTTCTGGTGATTAACAAGAGTGGCACTGTTGATATTGCGTTTACTGTGCGGGTTGGTGACTTTATCGGTCGGATTTGGACAAGTGAACACATTAAGGATGCTTGGGAGTATATCCAGAAATATCCGAAAGACCAGATTAAATCGTCGGTGAAGGTGCGTTCGTTCTATAAGAATAACCAAGACATTATCACTACAGTTTACAAGAGGGTATGATGTATCAGATTGGTAATATTGTGCATGATATTATGCAGGATGAGGACGTTATTATCATTGACGTATCGGATAAGACTAATCCTCCCATGTATTTGGTGCTTAATCATTCTAACGATCAGTATTATGTATCGGGGGATGATATTGTTTTGACCTAAAGTGTTAGTAGATAAGAGTTTAGGACGATAATGGGCGGCCCGATTTGATATAAAGTCTTATGGGATAAGGATTTAGAGAAAAACTAAAGATGGTATTGACAACTGGTCGATAATGTGTATAATGCGACTAAGGAGAAAGTTTATGACTACAGCCCAATGTCTCGCAGGAATGTCGTGGAGAGTGTTCCAACATGGCCGATTCGTTGGTTATGTGGTATCGTTTAGCCAGTATGACGCTTGGCGAAAGGCTAAAGAAAAGTTTGGTAGTGATCTGAGGATTGAGAAGGTAGTCTGCTGAATATATGGGCCCCATCTTCTAACGGTTAGGAAATCGGATTTTCGCTCCGAGAATCAGGGTTCGATTCCCTGTGGGGTCATTGGCTTGTATCAGGTAATCCTGCGGATTTGGGCTGAGTGGGTATAGTCAGCCAAAAGTTTAGACTCTTGACAGCCGATAATAGAAGTAGTAGAATGGTGCAAAAGGAGCGGGCAATGATTGCTAGTGCAACCGAACATGATAAGATGATGGCTGAAATCATTCAGTTTACGTCTACTGTTGTGGGTGTGGCTGAAATGCGTGATATTCCGGCTAAGATTCGGGCTGAGGCTATCTTTATGGCTGAAAAGATTTTCCATAAGGTAGTTATGAGTAAGATGTTGGAAAAGTGTGTGGAAAAGTCTACTCCCTGTAATAACTGAAAAGGTTGGTTCGCTATAAGTTCTTGACTACCAAGAGTTTAGGGCAAACCGCCGCGGCCGGATTCGACACAAACTCTTGACCCATAAGGACTTGCATCAAAAAAGATTTTTTCAAGGAAAGAGGGTTGACAGGACGATAATAGGAGTGTAGAATACAAGAGTTCGAAGCGATCATTGACAATATAAAAGGGACTGCTAGGTTGCGTGAGCAACTTCCCCAAAGCCCAACTGCCTGCTATGGTGGGAAGAGGCGGGCAGTGAAGTAGATGGTCAAGTGGTGGGTCGAGGTGATAGCACACTGTTGACAACCCAAAATGAATCCATCCGTCCCTAACAATATAACCCGCCGGGACGCTGGCGGCGAAACCCTCGCAAGGTGAAAAAAACTTGTGCATTGCATTTATATTTTAGAGGGGATGTGGGATAATAAAGATGTGACTCCCACTTCAATACAAAGACTAGACGAGAACACCCCGCTCATGAGCGAAGAAAAATAGGGATATCGTTTAAGGTAGAACAAAAGGTTGTGAAGGCGACTGGGGCAAGAATACCAACGGGCCAGGTCCAACTAACAAAATCTACCAACAATATAAATGAGAGAGTAAGACATGGAGAATGTAGCGTAATGGTAGCGTGTGGGAAGTTCCGAACTGCGACAGCAGAGTAGGCAAACAAATGCCCATGAGGTGGTTCGATTCCACTCTTCTCCCCTAGTCACCAACGAAAGTCCGATTCATTCGGTGTGCTAATCTTGACAAAATGAGAACATAGCCTATATTGGTGACACAATACAAACATGCGTGCGTCTAGCGACTAGATTAGATAACCTATTGGGGACGGCTGTGCTGGTTATGCACTGGGAACCGATACTAATCTACGGGGGTGCGATTCCTCTGCCACGCTCTAATACAACCAGTAGCCGTTACCTCTTGCCTGAGCCAGTTCGCAACTGGACGAAAGCGGGCGTGGACGGTTCCAAATCGGTATGGTCGCTACATACTGGTGAGGGTAAGAGTCGGGGCGTAAAAGATTCGCTGGTTACAAACAGGGGTTCGCTCTAAATGCTTACGCTGTAAGAGTTTAGGGCAAACTGCCGGGGCCGGATTCGTCGTAAAGTCTTATCCACCAACAACTTAGGATTCTTAAAGAAAAGCCTATTGACAAGCCGATAATACTAGTGTAGAATGGTAGCACAAGGAGAAAAACTATGATTGGCTTTCAGAGATTTGGTTTGAGTGATCGTGTTGAGCGTTGGGTGAGTCATGATGGCGGCACTGTAACTTTTAGTGGCACTACTAATAGTGGTAACAGTTTTTCTATCGTGACGTATCTTGACGAGGCTAATCGTTGGGCTAATGGCGGATCGGTACAAGAGTGTTTCCCTCACTTAACTGCGGAAGAGCGTGAGATTCTGTTGACCGGAAACGACGATGAATCTTGGAATAATATGTTTCCTCCGGAGGACGAAGAATGACAGTTAACGAACTGATTGAGCAGTTGAAGAGTTATCCGGGCGATATGAGGGTATTGACTCTTGGGTATGAGGGTGGGTATAATGATGCTCAACTCAAGACCGATGATGTTGTATTCAACTTCTCAAAGAATGATGCTTGGTATTATGGGCCTCATGAGACTGTAAGATATACCGATAGTGATACTGGTACAACGTGTTTGATTATTACTAGGGGAAAATAATGGAATGGATTAGTTTTTTCGGTCCTCGTCGCCCTATCAACGGCCAAAAGGTTTATTACTTTGGCGAGTATATTGGGGTGTGGCAGGGAAGGTATGAGATTCATAAGGATGATCCAGTAAGTGAACATATCTTGATTTGTGAAGAAACTCCCGGTATAGTAGATCGTATGGATGCTCCGTGGTGGATGCCATATGAGGGACAACCTAAACCGCAACGACCAGAAACTGACTACCCAAAGGATTATCCACATGGCTAAAAACTTCAAAGATTTGATTAGTGCTGATCCTAAAACTATGACTAGGGAACAGGCTATGATTTATATTATCAACTTTTTTAGCTCTCGCATGATGACAACGAGCCAAAAACACGTAGATAAGGCCAAAGAGTTGATCGGACTGCATGAGATTGGTACTAGCGAACTGGTAAACAAGTATGTGGAGTTAGTTTATGAAAACTCTTGATAACGTTTGTGCTTGTGGTAACTGTAATGAACTGTGTTATATCTTAGATAAGCATGAGGTTTTTTGGAGTTTTTGTGGTGATTGCTACTGGTGGTATCTAAAGTGTTGAGACGTAAGACTTTAGAACGAACCGGGGCGGCCGTTTTTGACGTAAACTCCTATGGCTCAACGACTTAGGATTTTTTAAAGAAACCACCTTGACAGTGTCGATAATGTATTGTAGAATGAGGACTCACAACAGGAGAGCAGACTGTGGATATTGAAGACCGGATTGCGAACAACTTGGGTAAGACTCTTAAGATGGCAGCGGAACAGATGAAGAAGGAAATATCTGGTAAGAAACAGATGTATCTGGTGCTGATGGTTCGGCATGACCGGGTGATTAGCGTTAAGGCATTTCGCAACTTCGATCTGGCCACGTTCCACGCGGACAATCTGGTGATGAGCCAGAACGGAGTGAGCAACGATATGCCCGATTGGGAAGATAGCGACTTCCGAAACGTGTTCACAGCACACAATGGAATCTCGATTATGATCGAGCCTTGTGACGAGCCGGAGATGAGTGACAATAGGTTTCAGTCTAGCAACTACGGAGTAAATCTGATATGATTAAGGTTGGCGACAGGATTCGGTGGCGTGGGCTGATCGGACACGAAGGGACCGTGGTTCAACTGGGAGCCGATGGCCGCTGGGCGTGGGTCGAGTACGACGATGGGACCGAGAAGGATGCGTATCTGGTGGAACTGGAGTTGATCAAGTGAAAATCGTCTGGACAAATGCGACCGAAGAGCAACTGAAGCAGGACTACGAGGCTCTGCTGGCTGCTCACAAAAAGGCTCTGAAGGAAGAGTTGACATGGGATTGGTTTGGTGGTACGATTACCATCAACGGGCGAACTTACCAAGTGGCATAGGGAGAAAACGATGGCAACGAACAAACAGTGGATTGTAAGCGATTACAATGAACCGGGAGAGACTACCTACTTCTTCCACCGCAACTACAGCGGAGTCGCTCATGTGACGCTGGATACCGATGGGTCCATCGTGTTTGAGGGCTACCAGCGAAAGGTGATCATCCGCAACATCGGCACGTTGAAGGAGCAAGTGGTGATCGAAAAGGCCGCCGATCTGGTGGTTTGACACAAAGCCTTGCCGCATAACACTTTGCGGCTTGGCTGGCTGCCCGCTTTTGCTGTAAACTCTTTCTAGATAACGACTTAGGATTTTTTAAAGAAAACCCTTGACAACACCCGATAATAGAGATATACTTAGAGAGACAAGTGGGTGGGCCGTTGGCAGAATGATATCAAAGAAGCCACGGTTAAATGGCGGCCGAGTATGGCTCAACCCAACGCTTGTCTTTCCTAATCCTACGGATTTGGCTGGGGTGGCTGTAGTCAGCGAGAATATTGGGGTATTGACAAACAGTTGTCGATAAGGTATACTATGAGCATGAAACAGAAACCAATGTACGGTGAGGTGCGATTCCATCTTGGTGGTGGGGATCATTTTATGCACTGGCAGATTAAAGTTAAGCAGGGTGGGGAGACTGTTGATGTGTACTACGTTGACCCCAAAAAATACCAGTTGGAAATGAGGGGTTGTAGACTTCGCAATCGACCAAATAAGGCTAAACAAGTATTTGAGGCTGGTGTGCATGATGTGAGCGGATGGGTAAAGTGTGAGGAAGTTATGCTTCGCAAGGATTTTTATCCTACGTTGCCTATTGACAATCTTGAGCGTGTGTTTTATAATCCACTTCGTGATCCATACTGGCGTCGTGAGAGCGATAGCAATGAGTTCATATGGGACGAAAGCGAATACGCTACACTCATTACTAGTGGTAAACAAGTTTATATTTTAGAAGAACGACACTGCTCGTTCGACGATCTTAGAGAAATAGATTCCAAGTATTTAGGAGATTTTAAGGTATGATTAATCTGCAACTGACTGTTCGTGAGGCTATGTATCTGGCTAGCAACTGGGCATACAACAACGATGCTGAACTGTATCACAAGATCGTGAACTCTGTGGAGATTGCGTTGGGCGTGAACCAGAATCGCACCGTTACCATCACTGGTGGTATGACTCTGGATAATCGTATCTACTGCATCAAGGCTATCCGAACTCACACCGGATGGGGCTTGAAGGAAGCCAAGGATTGGAGCGATATTCTGGTTGGTGGCTGGAAGTACGACACTTTCGTTCCTGCCGCTGCTAATGTTAGGAACAGCATCACTCTCAAGACTCCCGAAGCGGCTGAAAATCTGCTGCGTGACCTTGTGGATAAGGGTTGTGAGGGTTTTCTGTCCTGAGCCTAAAGCCTTGCCGCATAAGACTTTGCGGCGAGGACGGCCGCGGCGATTCGACGTAAACTCTTATCCAACAACAACTTAGGAACAATCGTGAAAAACACTAATGACAAGGGGTTGACAGTGCCGATAACTAGGGTATACTGATAGCATCACACGACAAGACGCTGGTTGATCGCAACCAAAAAAGTTCGACCTAGCCCTTGACAAGTGATGATACGGTTGGTATGATTACTTTACTTGGTTCGATTACACTTTTTGGAGATGATTACTATGCAAAAGTTTGCTTTCAGTGTTGATATTGTTGCTACGGAACTGGATCGTGATGCGATTGTGGAAAGTCTGACCGCTGCCCTGAATGATACTCTGCCCGGTGATGTTCACGCGAACGTCAAGGCTGGCGAAGTCAAGAGTTTTTCTGAGCAGGGTTATAAGGTGTGGCGTGCCCGTGTTACTGGTGTGACTGCGGACGCTGCGGGTGACTCCGCGAATCCTAAGAAGTCTAAGAAGGAAACGGTCGAGGCTTGATCTTGACTAACTGGACTATGCCAGTATAAAGGGCTAACGCCCCACCGATAGATAGGTGAGATTTTAGGCATAGTGCGGCGGGATTCGTCCCGCGTAATAGGCCCGTTGTAGGCCGGATGGACAACATAGTAGTGGTCAAGCCAGACTAGATAACCGGAGTGGCTTCCGGGAATAGGTTCGGCTACTATAGAATATAACTTAACGATGGTAGAAAACGAACCAACCATCAAACCGTATAGCCTACATGGGACGCCATGTGGGCTTGCGGCGTTGAATGAGTATGCTATAATAGAAACACGGCCCCATAGTTAAATGGAGATAACAGGACTCTTCTAAAGTCTAGTTAGAGGTTCGATTCCTCTTGGGGCTATTTGGGAATGTAGATCAATCGGTTAGATCGCTAGCCTGTCACGCTAGAGGTTGCGGGTTCGAGTCCCGTCATTCTCGCTAAGTCCTTATTCTGTAAGACTTTGCATCAAACTGGGGCGGCCGGATTTGACGTAAACTCTTGTGCTGTAACGGTTTAAGATTTTCTACAGAATCTGCTTGACAATGCCGATACTGTAGTATAGAATCACTAGCATAGGAGAAACATGATGAAAGTTGCAAACGGTAACGATAAGTTGGGCAAGGGTTGTTTGGTCGTGAGTCGGCCCGTGGGTGATACTTGTCCCCCTACTTGTGTTTATTTGGGCGACGGTTGCTATGCTGAGCAAACTGAGAAAATGTATCCTAATGTTCGCCCCGCTGGTATGCAAAATCTTATCACCGAGAAGAATCGTATTAGAGCGATGATTCTGGAAGCCATCCGTAAAGAAAAGAGTATTCGCTGGCACGAACGTGGTGACTGGTTTATCAACGGCGAACTTGACCTTGATTATCTTGCTAATGTAACGTGGGCTTGTGAGAGTATTCTGGCCGATGGTACTAGCCTGCCCGATATGTGGTTTTATACTCATATTTATGATAGTAGGCTTGTGAGTCTGGAAAAGTATATGAACGTATATGCCAGTGTTCATAATAATGAGGATATGGGTGCGGCATTGGCACAAGGTTTCAAACTGTTCGCGTGGTGCGATAGTGACGAAAAGATTGCCAAGAAACGTCCTAAGCGTAAGGCCGCAGCAGAAGTGTGGCGTAAGAGTCTGCCTAAACTGGTTGTGCTGAACGGTACGAAGTTTATCACTTGTCCCGAAATCCGTCGTGGTCGTGGTGTGGTCACTTGCACACCGACTAAGGGTAGTGTAGACTGTAACTTGTGTGTCAAGGGTTTAGCGAACGTGTTGTTTCCATCACACTGAGGATAAAATGATTGCTCATACTTATACTTATGTTCTTCTTGAAGATGTTTGCGAACACAATAAACTAGACTACGATACTGTTATGATGGCTATTAATCAAAGCGTTATTAGTTTTGGAACAAACTATGATACTTTTGTTAGTAGCACTCATCTAGACAAGATTTTAGCAGATTCTTTGGTCGCATGGCCGGTAGGTTTTCGTCTCCAACCTTTAGATTACGATAAGCATGATGAGGATAATGGTTACGTTCTTATTTCTTTAGGGAGTTGAGTATGGGTAAGATTAGTGCCAAGTATCACAAAGCCGATGGTAGTCGTACTAGTTTCTTTGTTGTAAATCGTCGCAAAGGTTTCAAAACATTCCTGTCAAAGGAACACGCTGAACTGGCACGGTGCTATCAAATGATTCTGTATGCTGCCGGATATGCCCCTAAAGTTCATAGTGAAGTTGGTCGTATTACAATCGGAATCCATCCTAAGACTAACAAGCCTATGCTTAGTCAATGGGGATATGTGGTACAGAAAGTAAAAACTCTGGGCTGTAGTAGTAGTGCTGGTGGTTGTGATTGTGAACGATGTGAATGTGCCAGATATGACTATGAGGAGCAGATTGAGAATCTATGTGAACATGCCGAGGGCGATACTGGTATTCGTATTGGTGATCGTCATATTGGCAACTTTGGTCTGATGGATGGTAAGTTGGTTGTGTTGGATACTGGTATTGAAACTTTTCAGGAGTATTGAAAATGGGTAAGTATTATGTAAAGAGCGGCACACTAGAAGTTATTCTGTCTCAACCTAATGCTCTAGAGGCGGCTATCTGTGGTTTGTTGTTGACAAATAAGTTTGATATTATTGACGAGCATTTTTATGTGGATGAACAAGGATATAGAGATTATATTAGTGCTACTCCTAAAACTAATGTAATCGCTACAAAAAGTATCGTGAGGGCCGCAGGGTGGGAACTTTCTAGAGCGGATGACGAATAGCCGTAAGTCCTTGGTGCATAAGACTTTGCATCAAGGCGGGCCGCGGCGATTTGCCATAAAGTGTTGAGGGATAAGGATTTAGGATTTTCTAAAGTTGGTCGGGCCTTTTGACCGATAAATACTCTATGGATGAGAAGAGGGTCTTGACAAGGAACGGAACAATGCTACAATGGGTAGGTGTGATTATTGCTCTGTTAGGGTTGGCCTATAATGGTGTAAAAGATTATCAAACTGGGAATATAAAAATCCCAGAGTTGACTCAACAAAAAGAGTTGACAAAGGTAGTTTATCCGGTACAATACTGTTTAATGGCGTATGATCCTAACGTAAACAAAGTTTTTTATCAACACGAAAATGGTCAATGGTATGATTACCCTCCACAACAACGACGATATGCGTCCTCGACGCAACCACAACGTAATCAAAATCAAGAAAGTTATGCCTTGGGAGATGCGTCAGGGGCATCAGGAACACAAGTTTACCGTGTTCGATAATCGTCCCAAGCGTCAGCGTACTCGTTCGGCCCAAAAGCGTAGGGCTTGCGAGGATAATGATTATTGAGTATAATAACTTGTCGTGTCTACCCATGTGGATAGAGCGATCTTGGTTCGTCAGAAATGGCGAACCTTGTAATGCCGGTATAACTCAGTTAGCAGAGTGTCAAATTTGTAATTTGAATGTCGTGGGTGCAAATCCTACTACCGGCTTTATTCCGGGATGGTGAAATGGTATCACAGCAGACTTTGGATCTGCGTTTCTACGTTCAAGTCGTAGTCCCGGAACTTATTCCGAGATAGCACAACGGTAGTGCAAGCGGCTGTTAACCGCTAGGTTACAAGTTCGAATCTTGTTCTCGGAGTTTATGGTAGTCAACTACTTCATTACAAAGTTGTATAAAATCTTCCAGAGATAAATCATGTTTAGCTTGATTAGCTTCTTTACAAAGCAATTGACAGTTATCTAAATTACTTGATCCTCCTTTAGATCTAGGAACTATATGATCTAATTGATAGCTTTTAGAATTCATTAGATCTATAGCTCTACCGGTTAAAGCACATACTGGATTATCTCCAACTTTTGCTAAAAATTCTTCTATTGTAAATAACATATTATTATATACTCCTCTTTCATTCATAGAAAATTTTTCTATTTTGAGTCTTAATATTCTATTTAAAGTTTTGTTTTTAATAATTTTAGTTGGAGGCTCAATATATTTTAAGTGAAAGTTTTCTATTTTTCTAATAAGAGGATGTTGTTGTAATCTATTTTTAATTGTTCTATTTATGGTTTTAGTTTTTTGGCCTTTACCACAATGATAAGATATTGTACCTTTAGAACAATTTAATTTTTGTTCTATTTGTCTATAAGAATAGCCTGAATTTCTGAGTTCTAGAATTTGGTCTTTTATTTTCATAATTCGAACCTCCAAAATAATATACACCAAATTCGAACCGTATTGACAAAAAATGTAGGCAGTGTAGAATAATATAATGGAATGTAGGCAGATATCGGCTCGCTGCACAGCTTTGCTAAAGCTGGCCGGGTAAAACCGGTGAAAGTTCGACTCTTTCACATTCCGTTTAGGTGGATTACCCAAGCGGCCAACGGGGGCAGACTGTAAATCTGCTGGCAATGCCTTCGCTGGTTCGAATCCAGCATCCACCATAAAGCCTTGTCTCGTAAGACTTTACGACTAGGTTGGGCATGGAGGCTTGACGCAAACTCTTTATCCATAAGCACTTAGAGCAAGTTAAAGAATCCTATTGACAAGTGACGATAACTAGAGTACAATACCAAAACGGAGGCTGACGGTCTGAGCAGTTTTTGGTGTTCTGCCCAAACAAAAACACCCACTGGATTACCTAATCCTACGGATTTGCAGTCTTGGCGATAGTCAGCGAGAAAAACTATAGGTTTGCCCCTTGACAAGCCGATAAAACTAGTGTAAACTACATCAGAGTCGGGGCTTTAGCTCAGTTGGTAGAGCAAGGGTCTTTTAAACCTTTGGTCGTGGGTTCGAGTCCCACAGGCCCCACTTGACAATCGTTGATCGTTGGTGTAGAATAGTAGTTAAAGGAGAAGGGTTTATGATATATTATGATGATCGTGACTATTATGACTCTAGTAACATCGACGAGTTGTACGATGACGATCTCATTTTTGAGGATGACAACGATAACGATATTGAAGATATGAAAAACTCTTGGGAGTTTGATTATCACTCTATCGCTAACGAACTGGATGATGAATAAACTCTCTCGTTACGGATGCGACTTGGTGGGACAAGTATCTTTTATAAGGATTATCCTTTCTCTCTTCTAGTACGTTCGAATCGTACCATCCGTATTTATGAAATCATTAAACGAAATGCAAATCGAAGAAGTTCGTAATACCGATGGCGGAATCATTCAAGGTGCTAGCCACACTTGCCATGTATTGAATCATAAGATCAGAAATAAGATTATCATTAAGGCTGTGTGTGATCTGCGAAAGATTGCCAAAGATTTTGATAGTATCGCTTGTTGCGGAGTAAGCGGTCTGATGGTTGTACCGCAGATTGCCGAGATTCTAAACAAAAACATTTTGGTGGTACGCAAAGATGAAAGAAGATATAGCGATTTTACAACTGAGGGGGTTGCTCCTTTTAGGTATGTGGTTATTGATGATCTTATTTGCTCTGGAAAAACGGTAAAGCATATTACGGATACTATTAAAGAAGAATATCCAAGAGCAAGAGCATTGGGCGTATATTGCTATCTGCCCGAAGAGTGTGGATATCCTGCTGACCATGAAGGTTCTAAACTTTGTGAGCGTGACTTGGGACTGCCTCTTCTAAATCTATAGCCCATAAGACTTTACGACGAGCCTGCTGGCCCGGCCGCGATGTAAACTCTTGGCAGCAAACGACTTACGACGAATAGATTTTTTCGCAAGTTTGCCTGTTGACAAGCCGATAACATACTGTATAATCAGTGCATCAGAGAACGAGAAACCTACACGAAGGAGTTAGATATGCCTGCTGCTGTTGAACAGATGATGTTTGTTGGTGCTACCCCTTGGCACGGTCTTGGCAATAAGGTCGATGCCGATATTGGCGTCGAAGATGCTATTGTCGCTGCCGGTCTGGATTGGGAAGTTGGACTGAAGGATCTGCAAACCGTTGACGGTGTTCCGGTTTCGCATCGTGCTACATACCGTAAGACTGACGGTAGCATCCTTGGTGTTGTGGGGCCGCGTTATACGCCGCTCCAGAATAAGGATTCTTTTGATTGGTTCCAGCCATTTATTGATGCTGGCGAGTGTGGCATCCATACCGCTGGTTCGCTCCACAGTGGTCAAAAGGTTTGGGTTCTCGCACAACTCAACCGTGATAGTAGTGAGATTGTTCGTGGTGATGATGTTAGTAAGTTTATTCTGCTGAGTAACTCGCACGATGGTACAACCGCGATTCGTGTTGGCTATACGCCAATCCGCGTCGTATGCGTGAATACTCTGGCTATGGCTCATAATAATAAGAGTAGCCAACTTATTAGGATTCGTCATACTCGTTCCAGCAAGAATAATCTGGAACAGGTTCGTGATATCATGGACAATATCAATGCACAGTTTGAGGCTACTGCGGAGCAGTTCCGATTTCTGGCATCGAAGAACTTTAATCAGGCTGACATTCGTCGATATGTAAAGACGATGCTTGGTATCGAAGGTACTGTTGATGGTGATATCAAGACTCGTACCCGTAATATCATGGACGAGATTCTGGCACTCGTTGAAGGCCCGAAGCAATCGGCCACGAATGTGCGTGGTACTTGGTGGGCTGCTTATAATGGTTACAATGAATATCTAAACTACAATAAGGGTCGCACCGAGGATAATCGCCTCGATTCGCTCTGGTTCGGTGCTAATGCCAACGATAATATCAAAGCCCTTGAAAAGGCTATGGAGTTTGCGAACGCCATTTGATCTTCGTGGGATGGTGATCTGAGGGAGCCGCCGTGGGAGCAATCCTGCGGCGGTTCTTCTTTTGATATTTAGACCATTCGACGTAAACCCTTATCCTACAAGACTTTGCGAAAAACGGGGCCGCGAAACTTTGTCGTAAACTCTTGTGGCTACTAGACTTAGCGAAAGTATCTCACAAGCACCCTATAGACGGCACGCCAGAATGACGATACAATGGATGTAAGTGCTGTGGCTGTAAGGGTTTAGGTTAAAAATGATGAATACTATTGGTAGGAAGGTTATCTATCTTACCCATATTAAAATCATTTGAATAATAAACTATGATTATTCTCACGCCGGAATAATAAATCTAGTCTCATCTAATCCTTCGGATTTGGCAGTCTTGGCGATAGTCAGCGAAAAATAGGGGTTCGTTGTGCAGAAAGGAAAAAGATGATTACATTTTTATTGATTGTTTTTTATATCAGTTATATCTGTGCGTGTTTCTTTGTATATAACTACGGAGGAGTAAAACTGTGAAAAATATTAATCAGATTATGAAAGCTCTGGAGAAAAAGGGTTTCATGATTGAATATGGTAATGGTAGTATTGCTAAGATTTATCCATCTGATAATAATCAACCCTTTTATTCTTTACATATCGGTGAACGGGCAATTCATCCACTGAAAAGATTTGCTAAAAAGAAATGGAATCTAGATATTAAAAATCTTTAATTACCATTTTTCTCAGATACTTTTTCTGCTCCGAAAGATGGGGCAGGTGTTTGTGTTTTTCCTTCTAATTCTGCTATCTTAAGTCTTTGGGCTTCTATAATTCTCTGATAGTTTGTAAGTTCTAGATATAATTTTCCTATAGTTAATAGTGCTAGATCATCCATGTTTGGCTCCTTGTGTGGGTAGTCATTGGTATTATAGAATTAAGAGTTAAGTAGTCAAGTGAGTATATAATATATATCCACCCCGGCTGCATAATATATAATCTGTTTTTGCTATATCGTCAACAGGACATTTTCTTATTTAGTAACACTAGACACTGATCGTAAAGTCTTAAGAGACAAGCACTTGCGACGAGTACCTCTGTGTGTTACAATGGTGTGTGTGGTTGGTATCAAACTCTTGGAGTATGTAAAATGCTAGAACTTTGCCTTGTTGTTGGTATCTGCTTTGGCTTTGTTGGAGCATGGAATCAGTAACAGGATAATAATGATACTGCCATTAGCTTTAGCTATAACACTATCAGTTGATAAAATTGTATTAGATGTTCCTTCTCGTTACGAGAAATCTTGGCAACATACCGAAACTATTCTAATACAAGATTATTATCAACATACTACAAAAGATATTAATCTGGACCCTTACTCTTATATAAAACAACAGAACTCTGATATTCTCTATAATGAGATATCAAAAGAACTTCTTCAGGAGGAAGAAGACAAGAAGTAGTCAGGTTGCTAACTTGACCCGTTTCTTTTACTATGGATTGTAACTTTAATAACTAAGGAGATTTTATGAAGAATGCTATTATTGCACTTATGCTAGTTTTCGGTTTTGTTGGTTCATCTTATGCTGGTGATTGTGCTGGTGGACTTTGTCGTGCCCCACTTCAACCAGTTCGTAAGGTTGTAACTATTAGTAAGAACATTGTTCTTGCTCCTGTTCGTGCTCTAGCAGTAGTTGCTGCTCCAAAGAGTTGTTGTGAAACTGTATCATCAGATTCTTGCGACTGTGGTTGTTCTGCTTCAACTGTAACTTCAACTAAGGAAGTTGTTAAGTATCAGCCACTAAGGCGACGTCTTGTTAATCGCACCACTAATGTGAGTTGTGGTTGTCAGTGAATCTGACCAAGTAAAAGCACAACCCCCCGATGCCTCTATTATTATCCCAATAGTAATATGCACACTTCGGGGGTGTTTGCTTTTATACGCAGGAATAACTCAGTTGGTAGAGTACTAGATTTCCAATCTGGCTGTCGTGGGTTCGAATCCCATTTCCTGCTCTTCTTTTTAGTCTCACCTTATGCTCCGGATTTGGATTGATTGGATATAGTCAGCGAGATTAGGGCGATTATGTAAAAAGATAGTTAACATTACTATTGACCATACTGACCACACTGGTATAATAGGGGAGTTAATGAAGCCAATACTCAGGCGTGGTGGAACCATGAGGGAGTTTGGATGCATAGACAAAAGAGGCATTTTAAAACTTTTGTTTATGAGGTGATTTATGAAAAATAAGGTTTTGACAGAGCAGAATAGGATTGAGATTCAACGTAAGTATATCGACCATATCTTAGGGTCTTTAAACTTTATTGAAATAAAGGATAGACTAAGAGATTATCTTGAGGTCGAAAAGGATCATTCTTCCAACGGTGCATTAGAAGCAGAGATTAGACACGAAGCACCAGATGTGTTAGTGGATAATTGGGAAGATATGAGAGGTCCAGCCACTCTAACTAAAGGAGGGCGATGATTATGAAAAAATTAATCAAGATTACTGATAGTAATAAAGCCTATATTGTTAGAAGGTACACAGATTATATTGTGAGTCGAATGGATAATCTGGAGTTACTAGAAGAATTTAAAGATTACTTTTACAGAGAGAAGATAGGTTATCCTGTTGATACTCTGCAAACTGAAATCAATAAATTTTGTCCAGAGATTCTAGAAGATCATTTAATAGAATCTGTTGTAGGAAAGGGGGCCGAATATGCTCAAACTACTAGATGAGTTACACGACCTATTACTTCAATTATACAATCACTTACTACAAGGGGTGTACCATGCCTAAAATTTTTGATAAAGTTTTGAGTTTTCATGTTCAAGGTGAAATTTATGATGATAAAGAGGCTAGTGCTGAAAGTGTCATTAATAATTATGCTTGGACACAAAAGGATATTGAGGGAGAAATCCATATTGTTGGACGTCATAAAGATAACAGGGGACGAATTAATAAGATGGTTAAACTATCTAAAGTCAAACCCTGGATAAAACCAAAGTCTGAATTATTTGTACAATTATAGTCAGACATAATAATCGGCCCGGTAGGGTAGGTTGATTTGTTTCAGCCTATCTTATCGGGTTGGTTTTTATGGTTTCAGTCAGCCAGTTACATAGTCTGAGATTATTTGAAGCCCCCTTAGTCTCAGCTAATATTCCGGATTTGAAATTTATAGAAACAGTCAGCGAGATCTTATGAAAATTGCTATTAATCTTAATAAAGATATTCAGTGTGAATATATTTGTCAGCAGATTCAGAAACTAGTCACTAAGTTTCAACAAGGCGGCGGGAATCTACCAGAATCAATTTTGGTTATAGATCTTGTGCAAATGATTGATGGTGGAGATAATCATATTCCCAAGATAGAATATCATCCCGATAGTCTCACCTAATATTCCGGATTTGGAAATTATGGAAATAGTCAGCGAGATTATGTAGTCAGCCTTGTGTTTTAGTCAGTTGATTTTATTATAATCTGTATCATATTCCATATAGTCCCACCTAAACTTCTGGATTTGGAATTTATGGAAACAGTCAGCCAAAACGGGGGAATTTTATGACTAAAATACCGGTAAGAGTTGCTAAGAAAAGTAAGCCAAAAGTGGTTGAGAATATTCATAGTATAAATAATCAAGAATTCCGATTTCCGTCATTACTAACAAGAATCAAGAATCTATTAGTTGAGTGGGCTCTATGAATCTGTTGAGTAATATACTAGTTAGAAAACCATTATTTCCCGTCTTGATAAAAGATCAGAACACAGCAATAACAATAACATTCATACTACTACTAATAACAACATACGCCCTATACAGAACAATGAGATATTATGGCCAATAATGAATTAGGATTGTTCAGGGAATATGGGGAGTTTATTTTATACGCCTCATTAATATCATATGGATTATTTATTCACTATCTGCAACAAACTTATGGGTATCCTTGTGAGTAATCAAGAATTAACAGTCTGGACTTTCATGGGAGTCCTTTACATATTTTGTACTATTCTCACTATTCTTATCTCAAAGGGCGAAAAATGAAAAAAGATCAATTTCATATTCCTTTTATCAAAAGTTTGTATCTTGTGGCATTTGTCACGATAGTTTCTATGGTTTCTGCTCGACTTTTAGTTCCAAAACTATATTCCAATACCCAAGAACCCCAAGAATATACATCTCTCAAATCCTACAATCAGTCTAAAACGCCGTAATAATAGTTAATAGCATCTAATTAACGGCTAAAACTATTAATGTTCACTTATTATCTTATGCCGTGGTGGAAAATGGTTAAAGACCACTATAGGAAATGGCCGATAAACCCTATTGACAGCCAGTGTTTTCTCTGGTATACTGGTTACTACTGGTATTGGTATTTTTCTTAATAGGTATAGTGAAAAATGTATAGGAATGTATTGTTGACAGATAAAGAAATCGCCCTCCTTAAAAGGGTAGTTGGCGATACTCTGCATGAAAAGATTGTGCCAGAAGCAAAGAATTTGACCATTATTTTCAATCGTCTTAGGGAAATCAAGCCCCTAGTTTCTAATAATCAATTCTTTAATTATGGTAAATAGGGATGAAATGGGCGGGAAATCAAAATAATATATCATCCTGCGGGCCTTCATCCCACGAATCTGATTTTTTCAGATTTTCTATAGCCCATAATGGTTGCAAATTAGAGAAATGGAAACATTCTTTAACTTGAGCAGGATCAGATAAATCAAATGAAGATACAGGGCGAATATGGTCAATATGCCAACCATTTAATGACCAATTTTGCCAACACATTCCATCCTTAAATTGAGACTCTAAATATTCTATTAACTGTATTTTGGAACATCCGACTAACTCCATAGTTGAATCATTTTTCTTTAATCCTTGTTTTTTAAGAGAAATATATAACCTAGTTCTTAATGCGTTGCATAATTTATACTGCAAATTATTTTGATTATATTTTTTATTTCTTTCTCTTTTTTTCTTTAAATAATTATCTCTATTTTTACCATTTCTATATTTTTTACTATATTCTTTACGTTTATCTTTATTATTGTAATAAAATCTTTTTTGACGCCCTATATTTTGTTGTTTTCTTTTTGGGTTATTTTCTCTTGCTCTTAAATATAGTTTTCTGTGTTCTTTATTACAAATATCACAACGTTTTTTTGGCCCTTTAGCATCAACTAATTCTTTGTCACAATCTAAACATTTTCTCATGTTAGTGCCTCTTGACTACCGATAAGTTCTATGGTAGAATACACCAAAACCCACAAAATCTGTATGAAACCCACAAAATGATCGAACCTACCATTTATACTCTTGATGAGGGGAAAACTTATCAAATAGATTTTGAACGAACAAAAGATCATGTGAAGTTCCAAACTATTAAAAGGATCAAGTTCTTGACTATGGATGATCTATTGAAACTAAGAGAGAATATTGATAAGATTACTATTAAGTTTAAAAAGTAAAATTTGGAGAAAAATAATGACTAAAATTTATTCACCACCACAAGAACTTGCAGAAACCCCCGATCTTTTTCCGATAGAAAATTGGCAACAACGTGAACAAGAATGGGTGGATAAAATGCTAAAATGGTGCCTTACTAATGGTTCAGGAGATTTGTGTGGAGAAATAGTCCGCGAGGGAGTAGGGGATGGATACGCTCAATATATGGTATTCAAATCTAAGCCATTAACTTTAATTCATCTTCCTATTGGTGATGCTTGGAGTTTCCAATGGGCTAATAAGTGGAATCTCAAAGATATAAAAGGAATGGTTGAACGAAACAGAAATTATAAGAGACTTTTTGGAGAAAAATAATGATTGTCAAAAATGAATCAAAACATTATATTGATAAAACTTATGGATAAAGAGTACAACACAATAATCCCTTTAGTTGGTGGCCCGTTGTGTGGAAATAGTTTAACTGCTAAAGATGGTAGAATACCTTCTAGTGTTCCTATGTTTTACGAAGGGAAGTTTTACAACTACGAACTAATTATTGAACAGGATGAATTTTGGACAAATATTCATTATCAATATACTAACGAGGTACTTGAAGTGAATAATACTTTGGAGAATAAATAATGAGATGGATCAGTCCCAATTATCGTGATGGTGATACTAGGATACATACGTTTTTTGCATGGTTTCCAGTTAGTATCAAAAAAGACGATATTTGTGAAACAAGATGGTTAACTATGGTAACTGTAGAACAACGCTTGTATTGTGGTAGGTACTACAATCATTGGATTAATAGTGAATTTATTGGAGAATAACAAATGAATCCTCTACAACAAGCCACCAAAACTTGGATAGAATCTGTGCAGAAATATTATGAGAATACTGCTAGTAATGAATTGACTCAGATACACATGAGAGGCCCATTCTCAGGTTGGAGTGAGAGGGAGATTCTAGAATTTGCAAATAAACTGGCTAAAAATGACAAAGATTATCCGTTGTATAGTGACAAAGACTATTAATACTTGTCGCTTTTTCGTATATTATCTTTTGCCCATAATGGTTGTAGATTAGTATAATTGAAGCACTCTTTTTGTTGAATAGGATCAGAGAGATCAAATGCAGCACAGGGTTTAATATGGTCAACATGCCACTCTCCATAATTATTCCAATTCATACCCTCAATAAATTGTGATTCTAGATGTTCTTTTAATTCCTTGGAGTTACATCCAACTAGTTTCATAGTTGTTTTATCTTTGGGACATCCTTTTAATGAAAACCTCATTCTGCATCTTAGATTTCCCACAAGACGATACTCTATATCGTTTTTTCTTCTATCTCTAACATACTTAGTTATTTGTGATTTATGTTTTTGTCGATATTTTTTCCTGTTAGCCAAATCTTTTTCTTTATTGTCAATACGCCATTGTTTTACAATTTTTTTAATACGTTCTTTATTTTTTGGATAATATTCACAGGCTTTTTTTAATCTATGATCCCTAGTTTCTAGGTACTTTTGATGGAGACATCTTTTACATTTTGCGTTTAAACCATATTTGCCCGACGAACTCTTATTAAAATGCTTATTATTGGCTGGAAATTCTTGTTGACAAGTTGTGCATATTTTTGTGTTATTTTTGATATTAGACAATTTATCTTTGTTGATTTTATCTCTTTGCTTTTGTCTGTGTTTTCTTTGATATTTAATCCTACAATCTTTACATTCAGAAGTAACTTGAAATTTACCATTCCTTGCATGATTAAACTTCAAAATAGATTTTTTGATTTGACATTTATTACATTCTTTAACATTAAAAACTATCATTTACGCACCTTAAACACACATAGCCCAAACGCCGTCAAATTAGGGTTGACAACGCTCAGGCTATGAGGTATAATGTATTTTGTATGCAGACACGTCCCTAATTCGTGTCTATTAGTATAATACACCTTCTGGCCGAAAAACTACTAAAGAATGAACAAGACTATCCTTTGTATAGAGATAATGAAGAATGAATGAACTCTTTGATTATCTACAAAAACAAATAGGTAAGGAAGATTGTCCTATAATTTCTGTTGGTTATATCCACAGTATTACTGAGTGGAGTATTGAAGTTATTACTAAAGATGATAGTGCTTTTAGGATCAGAGAATGTCCCAACTATACCAAATTTATTAAAGACAACAATATTGGAGAAAAGAAATGAGTGAAGTAAATGTCAAAAAAGAACTAGAGACTCTGGATCGTAATGATTTTGATCGAACAAATATTCTCGTTACCCAAATTATGGAAGATATTAAAGAAACTATGGGGAATGATTATGAAATGGGAATGGGTTTAATTGAGGATTATTTGTTTGATCTAATTAATCCTGAGTTTTTAGATTTTGGAGAAAAGAAATGAATGACAAACTCAGAAAAAATGTTCAAGAGTTCTTGCTTGACTATGAAGAAAGACTTTTTATGTTAGGACTTCTTAATGGTGGTAATATAGAACATACTCTTGCTGATGATTTGAAAACAACCAATTCCTTATTGGAAACTGCTGTTAATCTTTTGCAGAAGTGTGTGGCTGATGATTATAAGATAGTTCCTCAAGATGGAGAATAATTAATGAGTATTGTTACTAAAGATTGTTATAAGGCTGATGTTTTCAAATTTCATTTGGAGAGAATTAATGGTCTATTTGATCTGACTATTAATAATGCTATCTCTTGGGATTGGATGAGGATGAAGTTGACAAGAAGCGAACTTAAAGGTTTGGCCGATTTTATTTATGAAAGTCTTGGGGACAAGAAATGAACGAAGATAATTTTATAGAATTGTCAGCACCAGTTTCTCTCAAAGATTTGACGAGAGAAGCAGAAGATTATTGTGAAGAACTAGGAGTTGAATATAATCCTAGAAAAATAATGATTAGTACAGACTATGGAACCAAAGTGATTTTGTGGTATGATACTGAGGAAAACAATAATGACTAAATACAAAATTTGTAAATTCGTTGATGGTAACGGAAAAGAATGGCATCAAGTCAAGAAAAAGGGGTGGTTATTTTGGCGTTATTTGGATACATTTGAAAAAATTGGATTACGTTCTTGTAGAGTTATTCTTAAATTTTCTAATATAGAAGAAGCAAACAAATACATTGAAGAAGATAAATGTAGTGATAGATCATGGCAAACTAAAAAAGTAGAAAGTTGGAACTATAATGAATAACTCCCATTCATTCAAAGCAGATTATTTTAATGTGTTCATTAATACTTATGATTCTATTGATGGATTAAAGTATGAACATAGCATAATGCTTGCTCCTACAAAAAATCATGTTGTTAGTCCTTCCGTATCTAAAGACGAATTAAAGGAGTTAGCCGATTTTATCTACAAAGTTATTGGTGAAGCATGAGAGATATTAATACTGAACTTGATATTGTTAGTGTTTTTATTAGAGATGCTCATAAATATGGTCTTGTACCAGAGGTTGTTCTTTTTGCTCTAAAATATATGAAACAACATCCTGAGAGCAATATTGAGGATGCTATGAGTTATGGATTCGATGAATGGGTCAAGTAGCAGTTGACAACTGCCGATAAGTAGTGTATACTGGTAGCACAACGAAGGAACTGAAAGAAATTTCTACTGGAGAAGATAATCATGGGAATGGGTAGTTTTGCTGTTGGAAGTTTTGTTATCGAATATGATGATCTGAAAAAGATTTGTCCAGACGAAATCAAGTCTATCGAAAAAGCAAAGTATTTTAAGGATATTGGATGGGGAACTATTGGTCAGTGGTTGAGTTGGGACGATCCTGACAATCTTAAAGACGAACTATATACTTCTGTAGAGGAAGATAAGTCTAAGCCTGTTACTAGACTTGAATTGAGTGAGGATAAGATTGTAGAAGATATTTTTCAAAACTACGAAAATCTTATTGTTGCTCTTAAAAATTCCTTTAATAAAAAGACAGGATTAACTCTATATTTTGACCACTATGACGAAGAAGGTGGTGATAGATATGATAATCCTGGCGATAAGGATGGTTGTATTTTCTCTGTAGATGGAATGGTACAACTAACTCCTGCTGGAGAGAAGTATAAGGATATTATTAGTGAAAGAAAGTGGACACAATTCGGATAAAAACCTATTGACTAGACCGTTTGGCGTGATATAATGATTACTGTTACTATTGTTTAGAGTTTGAAACCTTATGGAGACTAAGATGAAAGTTAGTGATACTTTGTCAGTTATTGAAAAGAGTGGCAAGTTCGTCGTTGCTGAAAATGGCAAACCCATTAATCTTCCCAAGACTGATGGGGCCACTATTGTTACTGAATTTGATAGTCGAGAGGATGCTGAAAAGTATATCAGTATTCTTTCCAGACTTAAAAAGCAAAAACAGTATCAGTGATGCTGGATTTTTAAAGATTCCTGCCCCATTGACACGATACTAGGTTGTGGTATGATGCCACTACAAGGAGAAAAATTATGAAGTGGAACCTTCAAGAATATACCAATCAGATTGCTGATTATATTGATGATGAGTATGAAAATGGACAGTCATCACTTGGTAAATTAACCGATGATGAAAAATGGACAATTCGCAATATGATTCATGTTCATCACGAATGTGAAGATAGTGTGAATAATACTGCTAATTATATCATGAGTTATCTTGTTGAAAGTAGACACTTTATGAATGATATTAAGGAGAATGAATAATGACCGTTCAACAACTGCGTAATAATGGCTATAAGGTTAGGGTTCTTCATAATCGTCTTTATAACGGCTATCATGCTTGGCAAAATGGTAGCAGAACATATAGTTTTATTGATGGAATCAACGGGCCAGATAGTAAGGGTGGTTCTACTCAAATAATTATTGACAGTCCAGATGGAAAACATTTTCGTGGTCTTGCTATTTGTAGCAAGAAAGAAAATTACAACAAGAAGATGGGCGTTAAAATTGCTCTTGGGCGAAGTGGAGTAATTGTATGAACTGGGTTTTTGTTGTTGTTAGAAATAATAGCGTGGAGCAGGTTAAGGTATTTAAAGATTTTTGGGAAGGTGCAAACTTTGCCGATAATTTTATTAAAAGAATGGAACCATCACCAACATCTTTGCCAGCCTATAATCGTGGCGAATATTATACTAATGATGATCTTACAGTAGGATTGTATCCAGAACACAAACTTTTAGGATAGATTGATGTCTTTAGATGAATACCTAGTCCAACATCTTGATTCTGTGGTAATGATAACACTATCTACAGATGAGAAGGAAGTGTTTCAATATAATCATTGGAATTATTTGATGAATATGATTAATGTGAATGATAGGGAATTTCATCTATTGAATGATGACTATACTCTTGGTCATATTTTGTATTGTGGTGATGTAACAGTACGAGAAGATGGTGCTATAGTTTATACATCATCAAAGAATTATAAGCCTAAAAATGTTGTTCTTAACTTTTATTTTGGTGGGGCAACTCCCTAAACATTGTGACAAAACTACGAACCATAATTTTAGAGTTTGATCTAATTGAGGTTCATTATAATAAAAAGTTAAAAAACAAACCTTATCTTGTGAGAGTTTACAGTTATAATAATAGTGATCCTCACGAATTGAGGCTGAATGAAGATGATTTGAAGAATTTGTATAATATTCTGAAAGAGTATAAATATCTATGAATCACAAAGTATCTAGTCAAGTAGTTCATTTCTGGAATTGTGTTCACTGGTATGTTGAACAAGAATATCCAGAGTATTTTAAATATTTTGTACCAAAGATTTTACCTTGGGGGGATAAGTCTACAGACGAATATAAGCAAGCCAATAACGAATTCAATAAAAATTGGGATATGGTTTACTCTTATTACCTTGGAGGTAATGGGGCTGAAGATACTGCGGGTTTTATGGTAGAATATTTTAAGGGGAGAAAAAATGTTTGACCGATTTGATTTAGAAAGCAAGATTACAGACACTTATAACTTTGTTACTAATATTAATGATTTGAGTGAATCTGTATCTAATCGTAGTCTTAGTGAAGATGAAATAGCCAATGCTCTTAATGGTCTTTCTATCCTGTTGAAGTGCCATACTGATAAGTTATTTGAAGTTTTTAGTCAAGCATTAAAACTTGATAGTTATAATGACCAAACCATTGTCTAGAGAATACTTAATCAGTATTAAGAAATGTTGCGGGCGACGTTGTGTAAATTGTCCGTATATTCCCAAATGGATTAGAGGAAGTAGTAAAATAGATGCTAGACGCAATAATAATAAGTGACACTCATTTAGGAAGCGATGTTTGTGAAAGCAAACAATTGTATGCTTTTCTAGAATTAGTATTTTCTAAAACAAATAGACTTATTATTAATGGAGATTTTTTTGATAATCTGGATTTTCGCAGACTAAAGAAGAATCATTGGAAGATACTGTCTTTATTGCGACGAATGAGTAAATATGTAGAGATTATTTGGATCAGGGGCAACCATGATGGTGATGCTGAAACTATTTCTCATTTAATTGGTATAGATTTTAAGAATGAATATGTTTTTTCTAGTGGAAATAAAAACTTTTTGTGCTTGCATGGCGATCAGTTTGATGATTTTATTTACAAATATCCTAATACAACTAAGATAGCAGATTTTTTCTATAGAACTATTCAAAGATTTGACAAGAGATTTCTGCCACAATTTATCAAGCAGCGATCTAAAATATATCTTAGATGTAATGAGCATATGATGAAGAAGTCGAGGGAATATGCTATAAATAAAATTATTGATTGTGTTTGTTTAGGACATACTCATTATCCAATCATTGACAAAGACCATGTTGTATGGTATGCTAATAGTGGGTGTTGGACAGAAAAGAGTTGCACCTATTTAAGTGTTAAAGAAGGCGAAATAAAACTAGAAACTTTCATATGAGTATTACATTGATTGGTGATGTTCATGGAAAGTATGAGCATTACCATAAAATTGTTCGACAAACTGAGCGTCATCCATATACTCTCCAAATTGGTGACTTTGGGTTTAAGTATGATACATTGAAAAATGTAGATTCTACAAGACATCTTATATTGCCAGGTAATCATGACAATTATAATACTTGTTATAATTATCCTCATTTTTTGGGAGACTATGGATATACAAGTCTGAACAGAATAGAGTTCTTTTATTATCGTGGTGCTTATAGTATTGACCGACAATATCGCACCATAGGTATTGATTGGTGGGAACAGGAGCAATTAAAGATAGAAGATTTTATGAAGGCTAGAGAACTTTATAGACAAATCAAGCCAGATGTTGTATTGACACATGATTGTCCTCAGAGTCTTTATTCTTATCTTCTTCCTCCGGGTGCTAAGGTATATGAGAATATTACTAGTTGGGCTTTAGAAGAACTATTTAATATTCATCAGCCTAAGTTCTGGCGATTTGGTCATTTTCATCAGAGTTGGAGAAAAGTTGTTAATGGTACAGATTTTAGGTGCTTGAACGAGTTGGAAACAGAAATTTTAACCAAGGGTGATGTATACGGCTATTGACAAAGGCTGAAATGTCTGATATAATGAAAATGTTGATGCCACAAGGTTGGGATCGCGGGTAGTCCCATAATCAACCATCCGTAGAGTTTATCGGGGTAATTTCTGTAAGACTGAAACTTGCCTCTTATTAAGAAAAAATAATTATGAACCTTGAACAAGCAAAAGAATTATCTTTCCTAGTAAAATGGAAAGTTGCTGAATGTTTTAGTGGGCCACAATGTTGGTGCAGAAGAATTGTGCCAGTTGATCCTATACTATATACCTATACCGAATCATCAGATTATGAAGAAGAATATGAAATAGTTGGTGATGCTGCCATCGACCAAAAAACCGCCGAGTATATTGTGAAACTTCATAATGAACATCACCAAAGAGTAAAACAAAATTGTAGAGATACTATGAAAGAGACTATGAATAGTCTTATTGACGAGTGGCCTATTGAGGGTATTGATTACTACTAACCAATGAACCAAACTCAAAAAGACAAAATACTTGAAGTTATCAAGTTGTGTAATCAAAAAATCAAAAAACAAAAGGATCATGAATCTTCTGCTGGATATGGAGAAGATTATACTGATGGAAGAATTGTCGGCGGTGCATCGTTAGCCCGACGAATATTAGAGATACTAAAAGAGTTTCAACTTTAAATGAAAACTTACAAAGAAGAAATTAGAAAAGCAATTGATAAGATTTATTGCGATTGTTGTGGAGAAAATTGCTCCAAAGATATAGACCATGAATATGCTGAACTAAGTGCTACTTGGGGCTATTGTTCAAAACAAGATGGTACTCAATATGATATTCAAATTTGTGAAACTTGTTTCACTGAAGTATTAGATTTTATTAAAGACAAACGACGAAAAGTTTTGGGGTCATTTAATTTTCCGTATGAAAAAGATCCATTAGAAGGGAGATGTTATTTTCCATTATGAAAGCCACATTTAATTTTGATCTGGATATTCCAGAAGATAAGGTTCAGTACGACATAATGAACCAAGCACAAAAATCTCAGCGTATGTTATGGCAATTTAGTCAACAATTACGAGAGTGGGAAAAATATGGTCATCAGTTTAATAGTGCTGATAATGCTGTATATAGTATAAGAGAAGAATTCTATAAGATGCTCAACAATTACGAAGTAAATATTGATCTATAGCCAATTTAATTTATCTCCTTTGCTTAGATTGTCTTTTGCCCATAAAGGTTGTAGATTAGAATAATGGAAACATTTTTTCTGTTCTTCTGGATTGTTTAAATCAAAACTAGAACAAGGTATTATATGATCTATATGCCAACCATATAATCCATAATTTTTCCAACTCATACCGTTTGTAAATTTATTTTCTAAATATTTTTTAAGTTCTTCCACAGAACATCCTATTAAATTAAATGATCTATCTGATTTTATTTTTCCTCGAATAGCATGATTAATTCTACGTCTTAAATTTTCTGCTAATCTAAATTGTGTGTTTATTTTTCTTTTTTTGTTGTTTCTTTGATTTATTAGATTTTTATTATTTTTATTATATTCTTTTTTACGAGACAGTATTTTATATTTATGTTTTAGATAAGTTTTTTTGTCTTTTTCTCTATAATATTCATTATATTTAATTCTTCGTTGTTTATTCTTTATGCTAATTATATCTGCGTTTTGTTTATTATATTTTCTTTTATTTTCGCATAATTTTTGTTTATGTAATAAATAATATTCTGCATCGTATGCCTTCCGATAGTCTTTAATACATTGTTTACATTGTGATCTCAATCCATCTTTTCCTCCTTTTTGTTTATTAAAGTTAGAAATTTCTTTTTCTTGTTTGCATTTTGTACATATTTTATTTTTCATGTAGCGCCTAAAAACAGAAAGCCCAAATGCTGTCAAATTGCGGTTGACAAACATTCAGGCTTCTGGTATAATACATTGTACGGTTATTAGAAATGTCCGCAATACATCTCTATAATTATAATACACCAAAAGAAACAATATCAATGTTTAGAATACTTAAAAGATCAAGAGTTAACCACTGGAGTTGTTCTGGTTTTGCCGATAAAATTAGAGGTATTAAAAAGCCTTTTGCTTTAGAGTGGCAAGAATGGAATGATTGGAGAAAACAATCTGAAAAGAAACATCCTTTCCGATATTGGGTTGCTGAAGAAGTTCTAGACTTTTTGCAGAACATTGTTAACTTTCCTATGGACGCTTATCATACCATAGAAGTTTATGTTCGTAACAGATTCTTTGACAAACTTCATTATCTGAAAACAGGATTGCCTGCTGGAGAATATTACGATTTAGATCATAGAATTCTTCATGGGATTTTTAATGAGTTAGTTATTTTTGTTGAGAGTGAGCAGGCTCATTTGATGAAAGCATATCCAGAACGAAAATACAAGTTCGTTAAAGGACGATGTAAACAAGCGGGTTTGGATTACCTAAACTGGGCAGGTCAATTAAAACTGAATGAAGATTATGGTTTTAATCCAGATGACGATGATTATAATAAACCAACAGCACAGGCTATAGACTCTCAGAAGATTTTACAACTTTACAATTGGTGGCTGGACAGAGATTATAGGGCTAGTCCATACGATTTGTTTACCAAAGAGAAAGACGGTAAATATTACTATCGTAAAATTGATGAGATGGAACATAAGTATGATGAAGAAGATACTGAAAAACTAATTGAACTAATTAAGATAAGGAGTTCGTTGTGGACTTAGAACAACATCTGATTAATAATGAACGAATTGTGACCAAATGTAAAACTAGCGACATTTACTCTCAAAATCTTTACGCTGCTCTTTGTAACAATCAATTCTTGTATGGAGATAAAGAATGGACTTGCTCATGGAGAATGAGTGGTGGAATAGTTGCTGATATTAGAGGTCGCGGAGAATCATATTTAGACTTTTATTGTTCTGGAATTGGTGGTGAAGAAGGTGAAGTTGGAGAAGGTTTTGTTACTGATGAAATTAAACTTGACCTTATGATGATGGGATGGACAGTAAGAGATTATGATGAATATATGAATGAAAGTCGTAAACTTTTAAAGGGATCAAATAATGAAGAAGAAAGTTTCTAAAAAGAAAAAACCCGCTAAACAAAAGATTGATGTGGTATTAGAGTCATTAGTTAATCTTGAACGAAAAATCAAGGAACTAATAGATAGAGTAGAAAGTTTGCATACACAAAGGTATTATCATCCGCAAAACGCTGAACCAAAAAAATATTGGCCCAACTGGAATCCACCAGAGTATAACTAATGATGAGTTTAACAACTGAACAAAAATTTGTTATATTTTGGCTCTATAATAGAGTATCAGAAAAGATGCTGTCTAATCCTATTAAGGGTGGAGGAAATAATATTATTGTTGATGGAATTAATGTAACAGAAACAGTTAGAGACTTACTAAAGGACAGATTATTCGTATGAGTATTGATATTAACAAAAATGAAGCATGGAAGATACTAGATGCTCTAGCGTCCTATAAAAAAGACTACGCATTAAGTGGAGCGGTTGTTAAAACAATAGATAGTGCTATTAAGAAACTAAGGGATTTTGTAAATGAAAATTAATAATAAGACTCATATTACTATGAGCGACGAAGATGTTAAGGATGCTATTATAAAATATCTTTATCAGAATCAGGGGCTGAGTGGTATTTTTGATGTGAAATTTAAGGTTGTAAATAAACCAATTAGGGCTACTATAGGCGAGATGGATCACTGGGTATTTGACGGTGCAGAAATAATGGTGGATTTAAATGAAAAATGAAACCACTAACTTTATTCTAATCTGTATAGCATATTTTGCCATAGGATTAATACTTGCTGGTAATTATGTTCAAGATAAAACAATAAAGATCACACAAGATACTCTGGAAACTCTTATTAAAATTGAGATGGTTACTGAAAAACAGTTTAATATTCTACAAGATAGAGTAAAGGAATTAGAAGATGACGGCTCAAGAAGAATCGCCAATATTAGGAAGTAGTATTAATGACGGAGTTAATGCTCCTTTTGCTGATTTATATTTACTAGATTTTCCGGAGTGGTATGATGTCGAATAAAGTTTCATTTAAAGATTTTCTACAACTTGCTGACGATACTTATAATCATTACTCTTTTGAGTTAAGATATGGTCAAACCATCATGAATACCCTGTATAATGTTTGGCCTGAGAAATACAAAGAATTAGTAGCAAGCGAAGAAGATTGTTTTTATGATGATGGTATGGTTAAGTTAACATTAGATAAGTTAGAAAAAGAATGGACATAGATGATTATATTAATTCTCTCGTAAAAGATAATGAGAATTTAAAAAATACTATTGAGTCTCTTAAAAACGAAATAAGAACTCAACGAAAAGAAATTGCTGCCCTCAGAGAAGAAAAGAGGATGTTTTTAGATAAGGATAAAGGACCGAATGCTATAATGTGGAAAGAAAGTAATAACAATGATTAATTTTAAGGAGGAAAATATGAAAAAGTTTATTTTAGGACTAATGTTTGCGAGTTTGATCGCTGGTGTTTGCGAGGCACGACCAAGATACTATTCAAACAATAGCAACAAGGTTTATTCCTATACAAATAACTCATCCGGTAATAACTCCACCGCACAAGGTGTGGCCGAAATGATGGCATCAAGGGGAACTGTGGGTCATTTTGGTGGAAATTCTGGTTATGAAGGATGTGGTAGCGGATTTTCTCAGCAACAAGCGTATGGTAATTGCTGTTTCGCTAATAGTGGCATGATAACAGTAGACGTTGGTTATGCTCAAGGAAGAGATGGAAGATGGTATTGTTGCCGACGATATTCTAGGTGATTTGTACTATCTAATCTATCAAGATTGACTTGACTAAAGGGGCTGCGGAGCATTTGTTTCGTAGCCCCTAAAGTCTTGACAACGAGTTGTCGATATGGTATACTAAAGAGAACCATTGGAGACAATACATGAATACTATTGAGGCAATTTGGACGATTCAAAGTAGTTTGGTTGAAAAAGATAATCTCATTAAGAATATGGAAGAAAGAAATTCTGCTCTAACAAAAGTTGTGGCTACTGTTAGAACAAATTTGGAACGTGCTATCAAGGGTCATGCTCCTCTTAATCAAGCAGTATACGATGCTGTTGACCTTTGCAGAGCAAACTTTAAATACATGGACTACAGTTCGGGTCAGATTAAACAAGACCCTCCACTGAGTGAATCGGATAAGATTTTAAAATGAAGAATAATGACCAATTAAAACAATTTATCAACGAAATAGGATTTGATAGAACACTTCAGTGTTTGATTGAAGTGCTTGACGATTCTATACATAATGAGAATATTATTCCTTTATGGAAACTAAAGGTTGTCGAGTATTTAGAGCAGGCTTATGATGGGTATATGAATCCAAATAATGATCCATCATACGAAAATGCTTAAAATAAAAAGCCAACCATATAACAGCGTCTGGATAAGTGCTGATTCTCAAGAAGAATTGGGGCGAACTTTTATTCGTTTTCAAGAATACTATGAAAGTCCTAATCCAGAATTTAGAGGCAAGATATTCACACTAGGAGTAGTGAGACAGTGGTATTCTGTTAAATATGGTGCTGATACTTATCATCATGATTGGACAGGATTTAATTTTCCAAGCAGAATACTACTTCCTTTCAAGCAGGGGCTATTTGACCCATTAACTTCTGAAGAAATTGAGTTATTGAATCTGTTTAAATATAGACATGATAGTTTTTATATTATGGGCGCCCAAAATAGTGCAACATTAAGACACGAACTGTCTCATGCTCTTTATGATTCTAATGAAAAATATCGAAATGAGATTGATTCCTACATTAAAAAGAATAAAAGAGGATTAGCCAAAACCAGAAAATATATTCTTGATAAAGGATACGCAGAAGAAGTTATAAACGACGAAATACAGGCTTATATTACAGATAACGACGATCAAACTATTATAAGTAGTACTGATCCTCATATTATTTTAGGCATAAATAAAATATACAAAAGATATAGGAAACTATAATGAGCGAAGATGAAGATTTTAGCGACGAAGAAAAGAGTTACCATGAATGGGTAAGTAAGAATCTCTCCTTTATCAGTCAAAATAAACAGTCTGTTAATGTTATGAAAAAATTATATCTAGAAGGTTTTGCTGCCGGATGGCAATATCGAAAAGAATATGACGCAAACGAGTGGTTACAAAAATGAGTCAAACTTATGATCCTAATTGGAATCCAGATGACTATGATATGACTCTGAAATATGAGCCAATGAATAACTCTAATATTAATGATATTCTAACAAGATATAAGAACGAACCAGTTCTTGATTATATTAAAGATTTATGGAAACTTATTGACTATCAAAAACAAGAGATTTGGAAACAAAGAAAAGAAATCATTGCAATCAAGCATAAAATAGCATGGAAGCATTATGATAAAGAAGTAGACTATACTGATTCTAAAAATAGAGTTAGCAGTAATAGACCAAAACGTACAGATGAAATGGGTTGTTAATGTTTAAAATTACAGAAGTAAAAAGTTGGGCTAAAACTTGGGGTTATTCTATCATTAAGGAAAAAGATGATAGTGTTAATGGTGCTAGTTATTACTGGTGCAAAACTGATGATCCTAATGTTACAGGAGTTGCTCTTAGTGTGAGCAAAGTTGCAGCCGCTATTTATAATCATATGACTAATGATAAGTATGTGGATCATCAAAAACAATATCAAGAAAATAAAGATGATACAAAATTCTCAACAGCAGAATAAAGATATTGAAAATCAGTGCATAGTACCAGTTGTTGTTACAACTCCTGTGATAAATGGTGCTATCGGAGGAATATCTAGTGTAATTACTGCTTATTTTTTTAAGCCAGTATGGGAAAAAATAACTAAATTATGGGAAAGAAAAATAAACAAATTTAATAGGAACATAATTAATGAAAAATAATACGGTTGAACTCTTAGGATATTATGGTGACGATAAGATTCATGCTTGTTCAGCATGGACAAGCACCTCAAGAGATTTATCAGAAGATAAAGTTACTAGAATTCCAAAACTTTTGACTATGTTAGCCACTGAAGGGCATCATACTCCATTTGAAAAATCTTTGTTGCATTTTCTTGTGACAACAGATATTGCTTCTCATATCCATATCATTAAGCACAGGATAGGGGTAAGTGTGAATGGAGAAAGTGCAAGATATAAAGAAATTAAAGAAGATCAATATCTTATTCCAAATGATTGGCCCGAAATCTGGAAAGAGAAACTAAAGTATTATACAGAAGAGGGACTGAATCTGTACCATGAGTGTGTTCAGAGTTTGACAGAAAATTATAGTATTGATAGAAAAAGAGCAAAAGAATCGGCCCGTTTTTTTCGCCCATACAATACTCAGATAACAGCAGATGTTAGTTTTAACTGGAGAAGTTTTTATCATTTTCAATCTTTACGCAACAAGCCTAATGCCCAGTTGGAGATTAGAGAAATCGCAGAGAAGATGCTAGACTTAGTAAAAAATATTGAAGGAAATCCTTTTAAGTATACAATATCTGCATTTAATCTATAGGTATCCAATGTTAACCATTAATATAACTCCAGAAATTTATCAAGAAGCAGAACAACGTAATCTGTCTTATAAAAAAAAGTATGGAAATACTGGCACTCATAGATTAAATAAAGACCGTCAAAGAATGACAGGGTATCTAGCAGAAGCAAGTATTAGATCGTATTTTCCTCAACTAAATTATAGCGATAATGATAATGTAGATTTCATAATTGATTCAATAACAATTGATTCAAAAGCACAAGGATGTAATACGAAACCATTAGATAATTATGTTGGAACACTTTATGAAGAACAAAAAGCAAGAGATGTAGATTATTATGTTTTCAGTAGAATAAAAAATGATTTTACCATCGCATGGATATGTGGGGCTATTTCAAAAAAAGACTTTTTCGATCTTTCTACTTTAGTAAAGGCTGGAACGTCCAATAATAATTTTACATATGATCAAAGTAGGTATGAGATACAATATTATAAATTAATAGACATCAAATCATTTCTTAATCAGATTGGATCATATAATGAAACTGTTTAATATTACTGCTCAGGTTTATAAGAATAACGATCTTTCAAAACAAAATCTCTTAATAAATGAGGTTCACGATGGCTTGTCCTCTGAAGAAGCATTAAATAATTTTAAGCTTCATTTTCCATCCATAGAATATTCTTTAGTAAAAATCCTATCTATTGAAGAAATTTCTAAAGTTTTTGCTTGACTGTAGCCGATACTTGTGGTATACTAGCCAAAAACGAGGAAACTATGAGATTTGGATTATGCTGTATCTCGCTCAAACTTAAAGAGCAGGGTATTGGTCATCAGACCATGACTTTTAAACGCTTCAATTCTCTGCCGCGAGAAGAAGCCATACCAATCCTTGGGGATAGGATTCTTAATAATCTTGTTACTACTCGTAAAACTATTGAGTTTTGCGGACAGAATAACTATGTTTATCGTGTTAGTAGCGACATTTTCCCTCTCATTACTTATGATGAGGCTAATGTAAGTTTAGAAGATTTGCCAAACCATGATGAGATTCAAGATGAGTTTGATAATATCTCACAAACTATTATCTCTAGTAATGTTCGTGTTAGTTGTCATCCTAGCGAATTTAACAGTTTGTCTAGTTTGACTCCAAAAGTTGTGGAAAAGACTATTACAGAATTGAACTTCTACAGCAGTTTCTTCGACAGAATTGGATTGCCAGCAGACACTAATTCACCTATGAATCTTCACGTTCATAATAACAATGGAACCAGAGAAGAAATTAGTCATCGTTTTTATGAGAACTTTAAAAAACTTGATGAGAATTGTCAGGCTAGATTAGTCATAGAAAATGACGATAAACTAAACTGTTGGAGCGTGAAAGAATTGGTAGATATTTTTCATCCAATAACTCGTATTCCAATTACTTTCGATTATTTGCATCATAAGTGTCATCCTAATAATTTGACAGAGTGTGAGGCTATTAATATGTGCTATGATACTTGGCAAACTATTCCTCTTTTTCATTACAGTGAATCAGCACCCGGAAATAATCCTAGAAAACACGCTGATTATTCAGAAAATGTTTTTAACACTTATGGACTAGAATTCGATGTTGACATGGAACTTAAACAAAAAGATTGCGCTATACAAAATCATATAGAAATTACTAAGGGGGTCGCAGCATGAGTCATCATTTAATTTTAATTACAGGATTAATTTATATTTGGGTGGCCTTTGAGCAAGGAATCTTGCATAAGAACTACGGTATGCTTATTACATATATTGGCTACGCATTTGCAAATATTGGTCTTTATATGCTAGCATCAAAATAAGGGGTTACTTATGAAAGAGCCGACAAAGATAAAACTTACAGATAATCCAGAAAATAAAAACGTAAAATTAACACCGCTACCATCAAATAGACATTATGATATTGAAATGACAGATGATGTTTGGATAAAAAATGAAAATAATCAACAAAACAATTCGCAAAGCATACAACAATTGGAATCCGACGAGACTAATTAGATGCTATCATTATGCTGCTGCTTTTGATGGAACTAAACTGATTTGTTTCACCCAAAACAACCCGATCAAGACTCATACTGGTGCTTATAGAATCGGTGAAGATTTTAATCTGGAAAAATATAAGGAGTTCCCATTCTTCCATAGTGAGAGCCGATTAATAGATAAACTTTTGAATAAATATAACTATATCAATCCTAATTGGAAAATCGTAGTAATGAGAATAAATAGATGTGGTAAAATTCTTGGTAGTAAACCTTGTATTAATTGTAATAAGCTATTAAATTCTGTTGGTATTACTCAAATTTATTATAGTCTTGATAATGGTAATTTTACAGACCAGGGTGGAAGAATTATCTATCTTGATCCTTTTGACCAGTTATCTTTAGCCCATAATGGTTGAATATTAGAGTAGTGAAAACATTTTTTTTGTTCTTCTGGATCTATTAAATTAAAACTAGCACATGGTTTAATATGATCTAAATGCCACCCAAACATACCATAATTATTCCAATCCATTCCTTCATACCATAAGCCTTCTATATAGATTTTAAATTTTTCTAGAGAACAGCCTAATAGTTTATTGGTACTTGTTAATTTTTTACCATTTTTTATTGCATAATTTATTCTTCTTCTTAAATTATCTTTAATCCTATAATTAATATCTTTATTCCTTTTATCTTTAACATAGTTTCTATTTCTTTTCTTGGTCGTCTCTAATGAATTATATTTTTTACGAACTTTAGATATTTGTTTTTTATTTCTAGAATAGTATATACTACATGCAAGATTTCCACATTTTTTACATTGTCCTTTATATCCTGTTTTTAAGTATTTATCACAAGAATATTCTGATATTTTTTTATTAATTCCACAAGTATTACATTTTTTATTTTTCATTATTTTCTCCTTTAGTATTCAATACACCAAATTCAGAATGAACACAGAAGAATTTTTTAAGACTGCCGTTGACAATGCCGATGGTTATGGTATAATCCGCTAAACGGAGGATACTATGAACTGTGTTTATTGCAAGAATTGTGTTGGAGTTGATCGCTACGAGTTTCTTGTTGAAACTGGTCGCAAAATGATTTGCAAGGATTGTAGTGTAGAAAATCGTGCTGTGGGCTGGATGGATTATGGACATAAAACAGCACCAAGTTTGGTAATGGTTCCAGCAAACGCAAAGGAAACTATTCGTAAACTTGATCGTGCCAACAGGAGAGCAAGATGAAAAATAATATGACTTGGTTGCAACTGTATAACTTTCTTTATGAAAGAGCGAATGATATTAATAATCCCGGTAGTTTTCCTTGGCAAGAAAATGTGCAAGTATTTGATTTTGAAACACTAGAATATTATCCCACTGATTTTATTGAAATGCCAGATAATAAGATTTCTTTGAGTATTGATACTTTTAATGCAAATATGGAGATAACCTAAATGGAATTAGAAATTGAAAGCCTCTTGTTTAAGCAAGTTGAAAAGCCTAAAAATCATCTTATGACCAAGATTATTAATGTTTGGGAAAATCGTTATCGCATTAATGTTTATACTGAAATTTTTGATGAAACTATTCAACTAACTAAACGTAAAATTTATGCTAGTTATTTTTGTCACTATAGTCCTGGTAAACTTGAAATAAAAGATGGGCCAAAAAATGGATCAACAACTACAAAATCAACTTTTTGAAAAGTATCCAGAAATTTTTTCTAATAGACTAAAATCTCCTACAGAGTCATGTATGAGTATGGGCATAGGGTGCGGAAATGGATGGTATGATCTTATAAATTCAATTTGCCAGATAGTAGAGAGTCTTAATAAGAATATCAAAGATAGAAATAGACTTATTGCTGGAAATAATGAAACAATTATTGATTTCAAATTTGATCAGATTAAAGAAAAGTTTGGAGGACTTAGGGCTTATTATTCTGGTGGAAATGATTACATTCGTGGTTTGGTTAGTATGGCTGAAACGATGAGTTATAAAATTTGTGAAGTTTGTGGGAACAAAGGAAAACCAAATAAAGGCGGCTGGATTAGCACACTTTGTGACGGTTGCAGAAAATCTTAAAGGTGACGGCTTGACAGTGCCGATAATCCTGTTATACTTGGAGCATAAGGCTTAAACAACGCACTGGAGAAGAATAAAATGGGTAAGGGACAAAAGACTTGTGAGAATTGTGGTCAAACTACTGGCCCCCGTGCTTATATGTGTAAGAAGTGTAATACTCCTTTTGTCTTTAAGGCAAAGAGTAAGGAACATAAGAACACAAAAATTATCCAGAATGTTAACTGGCGTGAACTGGTAAAGGGCGATAGAATCAAGGTTGGTGGCGGGCCTTATTTTGTTAGCAAGGGCGAATTTATCCCAATGGGTTATAGGGGTAAGTTTGTGGTTGAATCAGTAGATAAGAATGGTATTCTTGCTTGGGGCATTGACAAGAGTACCGGATTTGCTCATATCTATATGGGTGGAGATATTCAGAATAAGGAAACTGGTGTTTGGAAAACCAAGCATAAGTTGATTAAATTGAAGCAGAGAGAACAGGTTGTATGAGTTTAAATCCTCAACAAAAAGAAGCACTACAAAACCTATATTCTCATAGAGATCATATAGAAGATCATCTTAATAAAATTGATACTATTTTAAAGATGTATTTCCCAAAAGAATATACTCTGGCATATCAGCATTGGTTGCCCCAAATAAAAACCGGCCTAAGAGATAATACTAAATGGCTACCAAGAGGACAATATTCAATGGATTATACTTTGAATAAATTGGTAGATAACATAATTGATGATTTAGATAAAGGTGTAAGTAAGTATATCTAATAAATTACTTTTGGAGAGTATGAACATGAGCGACGTTTATGCCATTACTGATCTTGAAGGATACGCCACAGAAATGCGTGAGGCTGCGGCTAAAAGTCTTTCACAATCTTATGAAGAAAATCTTGATGATTTTATTAGTATCGGACAAATGATTAATCTTGTTAGAACTGAATGTGTTGGGTTCGATAATAAAGACCGCCCTTTGCTAAATGAAGATGCCAACGAAAAGATCTATGAGCATACTGTAACATGGATTCATAATGTGGGATTAGCAAAACTCGCTGCTAAAGGACTAGTAGAATGTGCTTGGGATGAAACAAGCAACGAAATGGTTTTTTGGGCTAATCCAGAAATCACAAAAACAACAAAGAAAAAGAGAAAATCAAATGACCAATCCATCAAACGAAGAAATAAGAAGAAAGATTCGTGATATAGAAGATAAGATTCATGATTGTAAAGCATATATCTCGTCTGATTTTTGTGTGAGTTGTAATGAGATGTATGAAAATATTAAAAAGTATGAAGCAGATATTAAATCTCTCAAGGAATTATACCACAACGACTAAAAAAATATTCTCAAGGGTTGACAAGCCACTGGTCGATGATATAATGGTGGCAGGACGGTGATTGATCTTTAACAATACGGGGCGGAAGGTAAGCCGGTTGCATCCGACACTCTTAAATCATTATGAGTGCTTAGAAAGAAATTTCTAAAGTAGAACTGCTTAAATTCGGTGAAGGTTTTAAAATACTAATACCGAGCCAAGCCTATTTAATAGGAAGGTGTAGAGACTTAACAGGCAGCACCTAAAACTTAATACAAGTCAAGGTGAAGATAAAGTCCAGACCACAAACTAACAAGGTAGTGAAAACTATAGTGGTAAGATAAGGTGTTCATAGGTTGGTTCGACTCCAACTCGCCCTATTTATTTTTGTACGATATAATAAGATCTAGAACTGTTTCCTTTATTTTTTGCTTTATATGTTGGCAATTGACAATCACAATTGGGACATATTATACGCAAATTATCTAAAGTGTTATCATTTCCTTTTCCATTTATATGATCGACAATTAGTGTTATTGGTTTTCCATTCCAATTATCAGCATTTAAATCGCATATCATACATTTATTTCCATAATTAGATATGAAATATTTTCTAATAGAATTATTATGATAGAAACCATTTCCAAAACCAATAGTTTTTATTTTATGTTCTTTATGAGACATTAAACAAATTTTAGAGCAGTATTTTTTAGAACTTTTACTATGGTATTGAAAAGGTTGAAGACAATAGATACAATTTTTGGATTTGATTTCTTTGATTCTTTTTGGGTGTGTTTTATTAGTAAAAGAAACACTGCATGATCTAGAACAAAATTTTGGATTAGTAGTAATTTTATCACAGTTAGCACAGTTCATTTAAATTCTCCAAATCGAAACCGCTTGACAATAACTAAATATACACTATAATAAGTTCGATTCATCAATAGTCAATTACGGAAATATCTTTATGACACATCGCTCATTATGCTGTATGCCAATAGTAACTCTTTTAGTTGGATTATTAGTTTTATCAGTTGGTTTTAATTGGGTATTTTTTGAAAAAATCAATAAACTAAATCATGTAGTTAGCACCATAACTTCACCAGTTGATGATGACGAACTGAAAAAATTAATGGAAGAAGTTAAAAGGTTATCAAAGCAAACATATACTTCAGGTACTAAGTATGATATTAAAACTAGAGAACCAATACAAAATGATTTCTGAAATTACATATGATAGAGAATGGACATTAAAATATTCTTTGTTTAATAGGAAATGCTATTTTAGTGGACAATCTTTAAGGTTTCAACCATGCTATGTTGGAAGAAAAAAGATTCGTTCATTATTGTCAAAAAGGTATCAAAATGACGATATTTGGATAAGTCAAAAAGAATATATGAATATGATTGAAAATGGAATGGTGTAACTTATGATAACCTTCCTTATATTAGTTAAGTAACTAACCCACCTAAAAGAAAGATTATCATGAAATACAGACTTTTGTTTATATGTCTATTATCAGTTTTATTTGCTTCACTAACAATGAATGTTATTCATTCAGAATCTTTGGAGGCTGTTAAAGAAGTTAATAAGATCAACGAGATGGTACACACAAAGATGGTTAGTAGTTTACATGATAGATTGATTGAACTGGAAAACTAAGGGGGCGAAATAGATTCGATTGGATAAAGAAGATTATGTTTGCAAGTAGTGGTTGATCGACAGGCCACTTTAAAAGTCGATTAAAACGCTTTAACTGGCGAAACTCAGTTAGCACTTGCTGCCTAATAAAAAGGGCAACAACAGACTGCGATACCTATAAAGGAGGGGATCAAAAGTTTGATGTAAAATCCTTTTGCAATAGAATGACTCAACTAATTCTATCTAAGATCAGTTGAAATAGATGGGCCGATTTGCTCTTTGTTCTCACCATCTATTATAAACAAGGAGATAAACTTGTAGAATACATATTCAAATTTATCGCAACACGCGGGGGCAGAACCCGCCGCCTCCACTTTTTACTTGTTGTCTCCATTATTGGTGTAGATTACCAATCTCGAAATGATTTTACAGACGAGGAAACTCTAGAGTTTTTCAAAAAAGTTAGTACTCAATGAGAAAATTATGTTAGCGATCCATAGTTTTTTTAAAAATACTACCGACATAAGATCAGATATAGAAATAACTGCTAAACAGGCTAATTTATCCTGTAAATTTCTCAAGAAGCATAAATTTACTACTATATTATATACTGATAAGTCTTGTATTGATAGTTTTAAATATATTCCTTATGATGATATCATTATATTAGATATTTCTAGTATACAACCAAATATACCGCAGGATTTTTGGTCAGCCTCTAAACTTATTAGTTGTTCTGTAACCAATGAACCTTACATACATGTGGATGTTGATTTATTCTTGATTGAAAATTGTTTGGAAGAGTATGGAGATAAAGATTTTTTTGTTTTTCATAACGAGTCTTGGATAAAAGAAAAACTATACAATGAACATTTAAATAAAATTAATCAATATTTTAATTATATAGATAATAATTCTTTAGCATATAATAATGCAATATTTGGAGGTAAACAATATAATATTATTAATCAACAAATAAACACCCTAATAGATTCTATTATAATAAATAATACCATTATTGATGAAATTTTATTTGCTAAAAAGCCCAGAAAAGAAAATGATGGGGCTAAATCTGTTTTTATAGAGCAATATTTATTTAACAATCTAATGAAAGAAGCCTTACAAACCTCTGTTATTCCGTTAATTTTAAAAGAGTCAATAAGTTGTAAAAATTCTAAAGAAATATATGCTATTATGAAACAATATAAAATTATTCATTTATGGATACAGAAATATGCTATTAATCACGTTATAGGATTAAATGAATTTTTAGATATGTTAGAAAAAAAATATTTTTAAGTATAATGACTAGAAAAATATGCGTCTACTGTAAAAAAAGAAAAAATCAAAAATCTTTTGCTCGACATATTGGGCATAAAGATAATTTGGATAGTAGATGTCGCAAGTGTGTTAAAAAACATACTAAAATTAGGGGAAAGTTAAGAAAAAAAGCCCCTCCACAACCAGAAGTTTGTGAGTGCTGTAAAAAAAAGCCAAAAGTTTGGCATCTGGATCACGATCATAGCAATAATAAATTTAGAGGATGGCTATGTGAAACGTGTAATATAGGTATAGGAAAACTAGGAGATAATTTACATGGCATAGTTAATGCTATGAATTATTTATTATCTAAAAAACATAATGACCTATGAATCAATTAGCTTTATTTTCTTTTGTTAAAGATGAAATAGATTTTATATCTAATTTTATTGAATATCATAAAAATATTTTTGACAAAATTACTATTATTGATAATGGATCAACAGATGGAACATTAGAAATTTTAGAAAAATATTATAAAGACAATATAATAGTTTTAATAAAAAATACTTCTCCATTTTCTATGAAAGGCGAGATTTGTTCACAGATTATGAGAGAAAGTTCTTGTGATTTATTAGTTGCTCTTGATGCTGATGAAAAAATTATATTTGATGATAATGTTATTAGGTCTAATGATCCATTAATAATTAAAATGTATTTACAAAATATAGTAATAAATGGATATAAATATAAAATAAATAAAATATATGATTATCATCCGGATAATGATGGCTGGTATGATATTTCTGGTCACACAAAAATAATTTTTCCCAAAAAAACATTCATGTATACAGACGTAGGATTCCATAGAGGAAGAACAACTTTGGATCCACAATCGGATTTTGATAGTAATCCTCATTATTGGAGAACAATGTTTACTAAACGCAATATTAGTGATAAGGTTTTATCAATTAATATATCTTATTTACATTATCATTTTAAATCAAAAGATATTTGGTTAAAAAATACTGAAAAAAAATTAAGAGCTAGATTAGGAGATAATTGGGATAATATAGATTTTTTAAAAGAATACAATGGACCCTCAATACATTGCAAAAAAGAATATTTGCATTTTATTAATACTAATGAATGGAATAGATGTAAAAAAATTATATATTTAGAAAAATATTTATGAATCCATGGATGAGCGACACAGAAATAGCGAAAATAAAAAAATATCTTGATCCTAAATATACTTTCCTTGAATGGGGGTCTGGAGGATCAACAATATATTTTTCAAAATTTGTCAAACAATATATTTCTATAGAATATGATATTAATTGGTTTAATCAGATTAATTTATATATTAAAAATGAAGATATTAATAATATTAAATACATATATTGCCCACCAGACAATGACATCTTATTGCCAATTTATACAGACCGCAGCGAAGAGAAAGATTTTATTAGCTATGTAAATATAGTTGACACATTATCTAAAAATCAATATGATATTGTTTTAATAGATGGTAGATCAAGGGTAAACTGTGCAAACAAAATACTAAAATATATTCATAAACAGTCTATAGTTTTTATTCATGATTTTTTTAATAGACCAAAGTATTTTTCTGTTTTAGATAACTATGATTTAATAGATTCAGTTACAGACGGTCAATCCTTGGCCGTTCTAAAGAAAAAGTCTTGACAAGCCGATAACGATACAGTAGAATGGAACGAAACAAGGAGAAATTGGTATGAGTTTCGATCATCTTGGTAGTTTTGTTAGGGAACTTAGGGCGACGAGTAGCACTATTGATAAGGCTGAAATTATTGAGGATTATACTTCTTCTAATGGAGAAGGAGCAAATTTTATCAAGAAGATTCTGCTCTATACTTATCATCCTGCTTGGCAATATAATGTTACTAGTGACAATCTGAAGAAGAAGAAACATCTAAAATCAAAGAATTCTTACAAGGATTTTTTTGATCTTTTGGATGACCTTAAAGGTCGTGCTATTACAGGCCACGATGCTATTAGTGCTGTGAATAGTTTTACTGATAGTTATCCTGAGCATGAGGAACTTATCCATTGTATTATCGACAAAGATTTGAAAACCCGTGCTGGTGACAAGATTATTAATAAGGCTATTCCTAATCATATTCCAGAGTTTAGTGTTGCTCTTGCTGATAAGTATGAGCCTAAACTTGTAGATTGGAAGGACGATTGGTATGTATCTCGCAAAATTGATGGGGCTAGATGTATCGCTATTGTTGATGCGTTTGGTAATACCACTTTCTTTTCACGAACCGGAAAGACTTTTGATACCCTTGATGTTGTTGCTGGTGGAATCAAGGCATTGGGAATTACTAATGTTGTATTTGATGGTGAACTTTGTTTGGTTGACGAGGATGGTAATGAAGATTTTCAGGG